GTGTCGCAACTTGTTAGTTACTCGTAATACTGTCAATCTCCGCATTCGTGATGGCACTCACGCCGCCGTCGTTCAGCTTCACGTATTCCGTGCCACCCCAACGGAACTGCGAGTTGGCTGCATAGTCACCGCTGTCAGCCATCAGAACGTAAATCTTTCCTGCCTCCGGCGTAATCACCGTGCCTGTTGCGCTGCCCGTGGCCAGCCAGTTCTGGCTCAATGCCGTCTGGCCGCTGCGTGCGTAGGATTCAACCACATCGTCCACGTAACTCGGCAGGTTGGCAGAAGGCACCTTTTGATTGGCATCCAGCGGACACACGCCGCTCGCCGCACCAACGGCAGACGTAGCAACAGCTCCCACCTCCGATGCCGTATAACTTGGCTTGCTTGTTTCCTTTGCCCAAGCAGGAACAGTCGGATCGGTCTCGGTGTAGCCTGTGATATAGCCGCTGTCATTGGTAAGGTCACTTACCTTTGTCGGAACATTTGATGAAACATAACTCTTAATCTTTGCCCACAAGTGGGTAAGTCCCGTTGAATCTAAAAACTTTGCCATCTCTTTTGTCGCTTTTAAAAGTTACACAATTCGTCTATCTCTAATATGCTCAGTGGCTCATCGCCTGCGTTCGGATATTCCTGCCGCCATTGGGTGAAGATAGGGTCGCTCTCATCCACTGTCCCGCTTATTACCTCGTCAGCACTGACAACAATCTCTCCATTCGTGCCTCGTGTCAGCATGATAAGTCGTGTTGATTGCAGACCGTTAATCGTTACAAGAATACCTTTCGTGTCAAAATCCATGTATGAACAGGATGCAAGCCTCGATGGGAATCCGTCGAGTCTGTCTTCCCACATCAGGAATACCACCTTGCCCGCCATCACCGGCTCTGCCAGTTCGTCGTAGGTGAAATCAAAGAAGCATTCCTTTTCGCCAGTGGTGGAACTCTCTCCTTCTTTCCACCTGTCGCCGCATCCTTTCAGCAACACGAAGTCCTGCTTCAGGTTTTCCATCTTCTTCAGCAGTTCCTCCACGTTGTCGCCGTGCCTCGGCAGTCTATATCCTTTTTCTTCCATATCTTAATCCTTTTTCTTCAACACTTTCAGATACCCGTCTTCCACAATCAGCGGCCCTTCGTCCACATATAGGAACTCGTACTTGTCGAGACCTATGCCGCACACCAGCGCCGCCGTGAGCGTCAGACGGACGTTCTTGTTCTTTGCCGTCAGGGACAGCCCCGTATTCTTGTTCTCTGCCGTGAGCGTCAGTCCGTCGCCGACCTTCCGGGCAGAAATCTCCACCCCGGTGTTCTTGTTCTCGGCAGCGATTTGCAAATCACTTGGAACAGCCTTCGCGCTAATTGTTAAGCATCCCATATTTCTAAACTTTCAACTCTCCTCACCACGGATGTTTGAGAATACACAAATCCATAGCCTCCACCTCATTCCGGTAGCCTTCCACATAGTCGCCATCAGGTATGCTTGCCGTCACCACCCAGCGCAATGTGCCACTCGGGAACTGCGTAGTGTCTATGAGCATATATTTCTGCCCATTCTCGCCTTCCACGATATCATCTTTCTTCAACTCCACCCGCTTCGAGCCGCAGCAGAGCGTGCATACATAGTTGTCATCGTCCATCAGAAACCCTTCTGCTGTGATTGTGATGGCAAACTTCAAGTCAGTGCCGATGTAGTATCTTTCTTCCTCCATATCTAAGTCTTTTTGAACTTTGAACCTTGAACTTTGAACTTAATAGTAGAACCCACCTTCTATCGCGACATTCATTTCTGCCTTCGTAACGTAGTTATCTATATCTATTGCCGCCGAACCTATCTGCTTCCATACAGGCGTGTCGCCAGTCCTGTCAACGACGTAGGCTTCTGCTACATTCTCGTCATCCTCACTCGGAACAAGGTATATGTTGTTAGGCGTCTGCCCCGTAATGGCGGGCAACTCGCTCACAAACGAGATTCCGAGTTTGTCCCTCGACAGCGATGCCGTTGTCGACAGAAGCGAAGCAATCGTCCCCTTGTAATAGTCGTCGAAGTCGTTCGTAGACAATCCCTTACCTGTTTCTTTCCTGACGTAGCCGCTCAAATCCGGCTTGGTTGAGCCGATGTGTTCCCACATGTATGTGGACTCGTATTCAATCGTTATCCACTCGTCCATGACGTCACCAAGCTCCATCTGAGAAGACGCTGTAAGGTATATCTTCCCCACTGTGTCTGCGCTCGCCGTAGGAAGGTTGTCTACCACCTCATAGGAAAATGTCGTCAGCGCATTCAGCGCATCCGTCACCGCCTTCTGGCTCATCACCGACAGCGTGCTCGTTCCCGTTTCCTGAGACACGGTACCATTGAAACCGCACCACGGCAGGTTGTTCCAGGGTGTCACCCCGTCGCCCCACTTCCACAAACCGCGCTGGTCTGTCACCAAGCCCAACTCGCCTTCCAAGAGAATCGGATTCTCGCTCTGCCAGTTGGCAAGGGTGTCTCTCGCATGTTGTACTCTATCTGCCATATCTATCTCTAAACTCTAAACTATCAACTCTCAACTCTCTCTCCCCGCTGCCTTACCGCAGTCGATTCTTCTCGCTGCGAGGTTCAGTTTCAATGTTCGTGCAGAGCCTCCGTCTATCACGCGTTCCACCCGGTTTGCCAACTCGTCTATGCGTCCTTGCATCTCCGTGACAGCCGTCGTCAGTTCCTCTGCACTCGCGCAATCGTCAATGGCGGTCAGCAACTCCTGCACCTTCACGTACACGGCATTGCTCGACACAGGATTGGCACTTCCCTGTCTCACGGTGCTGTCCACCGCCTGACGTACCGAGGCAAGCGTCCTCGCCTCCCACGTGCTGCTGTATGCCTTCTTCACAAGCACGTAGTCGTTCAGCACCAAGCCATCTGCCTTGTCAACGTTCGTGTGGCCGTCTATCGTCAGCAGCGAGTTCAGCACCGTCACGATGGCATTGCATTCCTCGGCAGAGAATCGTCCCTCCGTCGTCACACCACCATTTTCCACTTTCGGATTGCTGATGATGCCTGTCACCTTCGTTATCGCCTCTTGTACCGTCATAGCTCTAAACTCTAAACTCTAAACACTCAACTCTCACTCGCCAAGCGTAGCAGGCAGGTCGTATGGGAATCCCATCTTGCCCGTCGTCGCTGCCGTGTAGTCCGTGGCCCTCATCGTGTGGGCTATCCGTTCCAGTTCGTGCGTCAGCAGCGGAGCCATCGACGTGGTGATGTTTCCTATCCTCACCTTCACGAAGTCGCCGTCTTTTGTCTTGGCCTTCACCTTCAGACCGATATTCCCTGCTGTCTCGCCGTAACTATTCATCTTTCACCTTTTGAACTTTTTGAACTTTTTGAACTTTGAACGTCCGAAGGACATTTGAACCTTTAGCCTCGTCAGCGCTTGCGCTTCACGTAGGTATTGTATCTGATGGTGGAGTAGGGGTTGAAGGACACCGCTTTCACCTGGTAGCCTTTTGTCCCCCATCGCCACCATAAGAACTTTCTCTTATACTCTTTTTCGACGCTGATAGCCAGACTGTCGCGCAAAAGAATTAACAAATTATTATTTATAGTGTTGTATTTTAAGTCCAGCCAAGCGTCCTTGAAAGTGAGCACGCTATCCACGGGAGGCTCCCGTTCTTTCGGTTGGGCATCGGTATCGTTTGCTGCAACCGCCTCAGTAGTGTTTGCTGCGACCGCGTCGCTGCTTAATTTCACTTCTGCCTGTGTCATCATTCCTATTTTTTGAAAACTCTCTATTGCCGAGACCTTTGTACCGAGGTCTTTCAGTAGTTCCTTGTCTTCCTTCGTCAGCACCTCTTTCACCTTCTCCACTTCCACCACTTTCTGCGTCACCACCTCAACGGTGTCGCGGATGGTGTCGCGCTTCAGCGGCACGTATTGCTGCTGCCGGGCCAGTTCCTCACGCAGCTGTTCGTTTTCCTTTTTCAGCGAGCGATTGCAGCCTATGCAGGAGAACAGGGCAATAGCAATTACCGCCCACAGCAGAACCGTCACCAGGTACGGCCAGTATTTAGTCCATATATTTCTCATCTTTCCCATAATTCACGTCTTTTTGTTATCCCAGTGCCTTCAATGCTCTTTGCAGATACTTTCTCCTGCTCTCCAGACCGTTCAGGCCTCCGTTTATCACTCGCGTTATCTTCTGCAACACCATTTCGGTGTTCCGTCCGTTGTCAAGATCGGCCACGTAGCAGAGGTTCTGACCGCAGCCTTGTGTGAAGAACCACGCGGCACTTCTCGTCGCTCCCTTGGGCAGTTCAAGCAACTCAGGCTTGGCTACCACGTCATAGCCGCAGAACTTCTTGTACCGCTCGTAGTTTGCTTTGCCTGTGAGCTGAATAAATCCACGGCCCTTATACTTCTGCCCGTCGCCGTCTTTCTGCGGCGTATTGCCAAGCGCAATGGCCTTCTTGCCCGTGTCGTAGGCGGCACCGCTCGCCAGTTCCTTCGTGTAGCGCATCTCGGCACTCTCGTGGGCCACCTGCGCCAGAAAGTGTGCCGCCCTTTCCTTCGTCAGAATGCCGAACTCCGTCATCGCTGCGTTCAGGTAAGGCAGATACTTGTCTATCCGCGTGTAAGGCGCAGTCGGCATTATCTTTTTCAGTTGCCCTTTCGTGATAGTCATTCCTCGCCTCCTTCCTCTGTTTCACCGTTCCCCCTTCCCTTTAGGGAGGGGTCGGGGGTAGGCTCCTCTTTAGCCAGCGTCTTTGTTATGGTTTCATCAAGTGCTTCCCCAAGGTCGGGACTTTTCGTGCGTGCGAAGCCTGCTATCAGCCGTCCGAAGAACAGACCTACATTACTCCATGTCAGCCTCGGCAGCTCAACACCTTTCAAGTAGAAGAAATGCCCGAACACGGAACATAACTCGCAGACGCAAGCCACTATCATTGCCATCCCTGCGCAAATCACATGGTCACACAGCCCGTAAGGCTCGGTGATGGCCAAGCCGATGATACAAAACACCAACAGCAGCGTCATGTAGTCAATGAACTTGTTGGTCGTCCTACGGATAGCTCTTGAAGTCCGAAATTCGGTCATCTTTGCCAGCGTCTCGTTTCCTGCGTCCAGAGCCTCCCTATGCCGCTTCCTGCTCTCGGCCATGCCGAAGCGGAAATCGGCTGCGATGAGTATGATGACAAGGGCGAGCATCCACCGCAGGTCTTGGATGGCCTGTAATGCCTCCGAGCCCATCGTGCCCCAGACGAAGCCTTGTCCTATGTTCCGTGTCGTAATATCCATTTCTTTGTCTTGTCCGTTATCTTGTTACTTTGTTATCTCGTTTACTTTGTTACCTTGTAAAGGGTCGGCTCGCTGCTCGCTTGCCACGAGCCTGACCCACTGCTGCTCTTGCACCTATGAAAGTCTATCTACTAACCTGTTTGAACTACACTAAACTATAATGAGAAAAAAACCAAATAAAACTAAAAATCCGTCAATAGCGCATTATCCGTCACGGACTCCTTGCTCGTAGAGCAGCATTATCTTTGTACCTATCTTCATCGTCCTCATAATTCCTAAGTATTTATGTTTTTAAAATTTCCGTACCATAACCGTCGTTGTATAAATCGAAATGCAATCCGATGCAATTCCTGTATCGCAATAACGAAGGAGCCAATATGGTTTCCGTGTTGGCTTCCTGCGTGTTGTAGGGATTGAATACTACCGTAGGAGCTAAAAGCCCAACGCGGTCGTCATCTTTTGTGTGTTGCGGAATCGAGAAGGAAAACATAAACTCGATAGTGTTGTTCTTTGTGGAAGCGTAGAACTCTGACGGATTCTCAACAACCCACACCAATAGTTCGCGGTCAACGCCTTGGCGGTCGGAGTCCATCTTGATTATCTGCGACCGTAATTGCAGCGTTTGTCCGGGGAGTATAAGGATAAACCGCGACTTATAACCGCCGCAGGAGAAAAACCCTGCCTGATTAATAGTGGATACTCCTGTGGCCGCAGAACCTCTCATGTTAGTGACTTGACCATAGCCTCCGATAAAGGGTGTCGCATAATCCGTCGAAAGATTACTCTCAGCGAGAATGCGGGCATCAGCGCAAACAAGCACTGCTTTTGTCAGAAGCCAGTCAACGTGTGCACCATCATCAGTACCCAATGACCGCCAGTTCAGACAATACCTATCAACTTCGTTCGTAATAGTGAGTCTTGTGCCATTCTTAGTCCACGGGACAATACGACGCATCGAATCAGGTTTGTTGCTGTTGGAATATATAAGGAAACTGCGATAAAGAGGCGAGTCTGCATCGTAGCTTATATCGCAACTCACGGGAGGATTACTTTTCGACCAGTCGCTGCCTGGACTCGTAGTCGTTCCCATACCGACTATACTATCGTAGAATGGTAATGCGACGATATGGCAAGTATTCAACCCGTGTTCTGGCATAGCACCGTCAGCCTTCACCTGCACAGACTTTATCTTTACGGGGTCGGAATCCTTATCCTCATCCACAATACCCATATTGATGACGGTCGGATAATGGCTTCTCTCCACTATCGTCACATTCTCCGTCGTCAGTCCCTTGATGTCGAGGTCGTTCTCGATGTGCAGGACATCACCGTTGATGGTCACGTCGTTCTCCATCGTGCCGCTGACGGTCAGCTTGCTGGCATCAATCTCCATCGTGCCGTCAGATTTGAGCGTCAAGCCGCTACGCTTCACACCGTCAGCCTTCACAGCCAACGAAATCTGGTATGCCTGCTGGTTTATCTGCGACTGCAAGTTGGTCAAACTTCCGCCAAAATCTTGCCACGTCGAAGCAGATGAACTCTTTTCAAGTTGTATACCTGCCACGTAGAAGGTGCCCGTAGTAGTGCTGCCTGACGAGTCTAAGAGAGATAGGTATATGTAGGAAGCCTTGCCGTCGCCGTCAAAGGTAAAGGTGTAACGAACCCACGATTCGGTAAGAGTGATAGACCCGCCGCCGATGTTATAGGCCACTGACGCGCCGCCACGCCTTGCACTTACCTTCAGCTCCGTCGCAGCGTCTTTCTTCATCCAGGCAGAGAGCGTATACTTGCTGTCTTTCTCCGTCTTGATGTAGGGCTGAAGGGTGGTGGGGATGGACAAACCGTAGCCGATGCCTTTCTTGTTCACAATGACGCATGCCGCATAGGAGAATCCGTCAAGGTCTGTGATGGCAACGCGCGAAATAGTAGTGTTCGCTGAACTATACCCCGTGAAATGGGCCGGCTTGGTGGCGCTCTGCAAATCGGTGAAGTTGCCGTTCAGCAGCATATTCGGGCTCGCGTTCCTGATGGCACTCACCGTGCTCGACACGCTGTCCACCTTCTGCTCAATCAGCGAAAACTCGCTGCTGTTGAAAACGGTTGTGTATATCCTGTCAATATCAGTCGAGGAAATGGCAACCACAGGCTCATCAAGCAACTTCCAATAAGTTGCCCTATCAGAATACTGGATTTCGCTCGTGTAGGCTTGTATGCAAGTATAAACCCTATACAACGGCTCGCCCTCGCTATTCGTCGTGACGGATGTTCCCGTAACAGGATTCGTAAGGGCAATGGCCTCATACCACATATCACCGATTTTCGGCCATCTTTTTGTGGACGTATGGGTGTTGTTCGGAACGGTGTTCGTGGTTTTGCTATCCGTATAGTATGCGCAAGATAGTTCTACGTCCACATGTTCTATCTGATACTGCTTGGCAGCTTCTATCGCATCAATGTGAGCCTGCTTTGCTCGCGTGAACTGCGCCCAGAAATAGTCCCATACGTCATCCTGAACAACGGTAGATTCTGTGTCATTGAGTTTTTGTAGCCATAGAGGATAGATATTGGCAGGCGCAGTTCCACTTTCTGACGGGTCTTGCAGTCCGTTTCTCATAGAAGCAGCGATGCTCCACGGCAACGGTTGGGCAATATACCAATCTCCTTCGCCGGGTGTACGTTCGGTTGCTGCCTTCCCGCTGAGATATGAACCTAATTGGTTGAATGCTGATTGCATATTGCCGTCGGCATCCCACAACTTTTGTATCTCTTCTTGCGGAAGGTGCGACTCTAATCCGGCAGATTGGTCAGAGTGTTTCCAATAGGCGATTACTTCTTCGTTGAAGAGTTGTCTCAGCGCGGCCTTCTCAGCAGGGTCTATCAGCCCGTCATCGCCCATCTCGTCTATCTCCTTGTATTGCCAGGCGTTCAGCGCGCGCGCCATCTCTGCAGCTGCCTCGTAGAAGTCGGCCCACACGCCGCGATAGGCCAGCGCACCCGTCGTCCATGCGGCCTTGCCTGATGGCTGCTCGGTGTCGAGCCAGGCAGGCAGCACCGTCGTCACCTTCAGGCCCATAGTGGCATTGTCTGGATTGATCCATGCCGGAACAGAGTTGCCGAACGTCCAGTCAGTCTTGTTGTTCAGGTAGGTGGCGAGGGCGAAGAAGGCGGTGTTAAAGTTGTTGCAGGCGGTGTAGAACGTCACGCCAGTCTTGTAGGTGAGCGATGAATTCGGGTTGGTCCAGTCGCCGGTCTTGTTGTGTTCCTGCATCTGGCCCCACAGCGAATCGTAGGTCTTCCGCGCATCCATCCACTCCAGATAGACGCGCATCTTCTCGCCGCCGCCCGTCAGCTTGCCATCGCTCGCCACGTCGGAAATCTTGTCAAGTGCAGCTGTTGAGTCCACATCGTTCACCTGCACCCACACATAGCCTTCGCCCTCCGTATTGCGCGTCCACTTCCACAGCCTGCCGCCCTCGCTGGCGGGTTCCAGGTCAAGGTCGAAGTACAGCGTCTTGTCTACGCGTAGCAGCTTCTCTGCATCGCTCCACGCGGCATGCGGAGTGCTCACGGTGTTCGGGTTGCCGTTGCCGTAGATGATGTCTACCTCGCTGCCACTCAGCAGGGTTTCGATGTCTATTCCCTCCTGGCTGCTGCTCGTCGAGAGGAAACGTCCCTTGAACTCGCTGCCCTTTGCATCCATAAACGTGCCACGGTGCAGGGCAAGGTTGAAGTCGTCCACACCCTTGTAGAAAGCCAGCAACGGCGGCTGCAAGGCACGGATGCCGTGGCTCACATCGCCCGTGTCGTAAGAGGCGTAGGCACTGATATACACGGCACTCTGACGGGCTTTCAAATCCTCGCTCGTCGAGTCCTCATCGGCCTGCATCCTATGACCGAGCATCGCAATGTCGTCACCGACCTCCACTTCGTAGGGCGCACCGCTCCATAACGGCTTTCCGCTGTTGTCAGTGGCTATCGGCGTGCTGCTGTTCACACCCGTGTAGATGGTGATGTAGTGGCCCAATGCCGTATCTTCGCCGAAGTCATGCTCCGTGGTTCCTTTCTCGCAAACCACGCTCCAGAACATCTTGTTGCTTACGTCTCGCATCACTTCGCCTGCCTTCTTCCTTGCAAGGTTGAAACTCATGCAGATGGCTTGGTCGCCGACGAGCCACTGGTTGTCGGTCTCAGTCTCTCCGTCAGTGGCACGCCACCACAGCCGCTTGCAGGCCACGTTGTTATAGGTGGTGCTCGTCACGTCTTCCACCGAGAAACCGTCAGCAGGGGTGAACACGAAGGCGCCGCCACTCGAACGCAGCTTGTCTATCATCAGCTCGAAGAAGTGGGCCAGTCCCGTCACGGTGAGGTTCTGCGTGGTGAGCATGCCTGAGAAGTTACCGTCCTGCGCATTCACGCTGCCGTCAACGGTCACGTTGCCGCCGTTGCCCTCGTTGTCTTTCCTGACAAAGAGGTTCCCCTCAACACTCAGAGGGCCTACAATCTTGTCAACGACCTTCATCACCGTGGGCTCCAGGTAGTCGGCATAGAGGTTCTTGAACCATGCCTTCACGGTCGAAACACCGTCTTGCACAAACTCCTTCACGTAACCCCACGCACCCTCGGCACCAATCTGCAAGCCTTTCAGGAAGGTAATCAGTCCCGATGCGCTGTCGTCGCCGGTCTTGCTCAGGAACCACTCCTTGCCGTAGGTCTGTATCAGTTGGCGAATCTGCGGAATGTTCACGCTGCCGCCACCACCGCCGCCACTGGTGATGCTGCCACCCGTGGCAAGGCTGTTCACCTGCTCTTGCAGGCGTTGTATCGTACCCACCTGCTTGTCGTTCCTCAGCGTCACCTCGTAGGTGGGAATCTGGCCGTTGCCGTATTCCTTGATTCTCAGCACGTCGATGAACACCGAGCCGCTTATGTTCAAGTCCTCATCGGCAAACACCATCACGTCACCTTCCTTCAGCGTGTCGTGATAGCTCCTTGTTCCATATGTAGCGGTGTCACCGCTGCTGAACCCGTCGTGCTGGCGGGCCATGAATATCTCGTCTACCTTCGGCGAGTAGGTATATCTCGTGTAGTCGTTCTTCTCTAAGAATGCCAGTGCCTCCTCCAGCAACTTCACGGCAGCGGCATTCACGTAGGTGTCGGTCATCTCAATGCCCGTCAGTACATACTTGTCGCCCGTCCGCAACTGGTAGGGTAGGGAGGCTCCTGCCGTGCCGTGGGCATAGGGGAAGTAAAGGTCGAGGTCGCCGTCCTTGGCTCTCTGACAGGTGCATTCCCACGTTCCGTTCGAGAGTTTCTTCACGCTCTCCACGCCGAACTCCCTGCCGCCGCAGTAGCCGTTCTTCATCGCTATCACGGTGTCGCTCTGAAGGAGCGTCGCAAGGTCGAAGTCGCTGCCAAGGTCGGGAAGTATAATCTTGAACGTGGGAATCTCTGCACCATCCGCGAAGATACCATTGTCCTGAATCACATCTGCGCCTACGATGGTGTCCTTGCCCGTGTTCTCTATCGTCGGGAAGATTTCATCATCGCCGTCGCTGCCGTCAAAATATTTCGTAGCCTCGCGGATGCCGAGGTCTGGATAGTTCTTGCTCAGGATGAACGGGTGCGCCTTCTCCTTTGAGAAGTAGGCGGTATAGCCGTGCCACTGTGCCTTGCCTGCCAGACTGCCGTTATGCTCGTCGGCAACAGCACTGCCGCCGTGGCTGACCACCCAGTCATAGAGGCTCTGGTTCGGGAAGCCGGGCAGCATCAGCACGTTCACCGCCATATTGTTCGGAAGGTTCGAGGTCGAATAGCTCTTGTTCTCCGCAGGCCACTTGTCGCCGTCTATATTCCCACGGAAGTACAGACGCGTGGCAACACCGAGCCTCTCTTGCCACGTCGCACACGGGATGCTGAGTCTGATGCTCCTGTTGGCATTGCAATACACGTCCACCGTAGTCCACGACGAATCGCCTTCTGCACGCACCTCCGTGGTGGCTTTCCAGCCTTCACCAACGCTCGTGCGCACACGGAACATACCTTCTTCCTGACACACTCCGTGCGACAGTAGGTAGTTGTCCTGGCTGCCGTCGTTGCCGTTCTCTTCTATGCCGCCAATGGTCATGAAATGCACGGCATTCAGGTTCGCATAGTAGCGCGTCGGAAGGTTCTTGTCGCTTCCGTAGGCCATCAGCATCGTCACGATCTGCTGGTCGCTGTCTGCTGTCCGCTCTATCTCATACAAGCCGTTGCCCTTGCCGTACTTGAACACGTCCATCGTAGGCAGTCCTGCCGCACCAATCACCACGCTGCGGCCCTTCTGAATGAAGTTCAGACCGAACACGTCCTTCGCGTTCTTCATCGCATCCCAGACACTCTGGTTGTCGATGTTCACGTTCTGATTGGTCTTCTCGTCATCCGTGGCGGCAGGAACTCCGAAATACTCCGCATAGAGCTCACGGGCCTTCGCCTGCAATGCCGAATCGCTGCCGCAGCGGGTCAACGTCCTCGGTTGGCTCGGTGTCACGAACACCCATCTGTCTGCTCCCGTGATGCCGTTCGCAGAGCAATATCTGTCGGCGTTCACCTGCAACCTGTCGGCAAGGTCGTCCACGGTCTCGCAGAAGAACGAGAACTTCGGAAGCGAACTGTAGTGAATCTCGTTGTCGTTCAGAACGTAGTCAAGCATCCTCATGTCGGTGAGCTCATAGCCCAGCGACACGAACTTCACGTTGTCATAAACGAAACCCTCGCCATACGTGCCCCTGCGGGCCTTCTTAATCACCGTCGGGTCGTAGTTGATGACGAACTTCTCACCTCGATACACGATGTAGTCGCCGATTTCAAAGCCAACGGGAACGGCACAGCGAACGTTGAGCGTCACACTCGTCTCGCCCATCCACTCGCCGTTATACTCCAGCTCAGGCAATGCCAGCCGACCGCTCCTGCTTGAAGCGCCCTGCGGCAGCGTCACCGTCCGCTCTTCTCCGTTTTTCTTATATATCGTCCAACTCATCGTCTCACTTTTTTATCAAAAAAGCCCCATACAGCAATGCCATACGAAGCTCTTGAGGCTAAAGAACATTATTTTCGTCTGCAAATATACTAAAATAAAATTATATATTCCAAATATTAACACTAAAATTTTAGTAAAAACTTCCAATGATACGTTTTAACACACACAAAATAGTATTTATTCTATTCCGTGAATCTTTTTGTGGCACCTACTGCAAACAACAAGAACCTCGTTAACAGTGTACTCCCACGCTTTCACTTTTCTATATTTCAAATGATGAACCTGCAAATAGTCTGTAGCACCACATACCTCGCACTTCTTACCTCGCACTTCAAATACAAACCTGCGGAACGATTTCCAACGGTAATCTTTCAGCTGTTCTTGGTATTCTACATAAGCCGTCTTGCCTTCGTTTTCAAGAGCGATCCTCATAGCAGTTCTTCTTGCGTTTTTCGCAGTAACTTTCTTCGGCTTTTTCTTGGTACGACCATTCTTCTGAGACTTCAATATAGCAATTCCGTTAATAACATCTATCGCTGATTCCAATGTTTTAACGGGTTGCCCTTTTTTTGTCAGCCAATTCTTCTTTGCCCAATAATCATAGGCTTCCTGCGGTTCGATAAATAGGCCTTTCTCGGCGACATATATTTCTACTTGCGTCAAGGTAGCCGTATTCCCAATGTTTTCTCCACAAAACGTCATAATTCAGCCATTCACTTTTTACCATCTAATAAAATACCATACCAGTACGGAGAAAGTTCATAGGTATTGGCTTGTACACGATAGCCATAGTTGCGTGTTGTGAAAGTATATCCTTCGACATACATTCTACACACGTTTGGCAGCAGTTGCCGCTCATAATTACGTGTTTTGTCACACCAATGCCTTTCTACAGCCGTTTTCACGATTTTTTGTGCCGTTTTCGCGCAATAACCGAGTTTTTTGCCTATTGTCCTGAACGAAAGGCCATATTCCTTATACTTCAGTTCGCCATTTTCCCTTACAGCGTAAGACTCGCTAAGTTTCCGCGCCCGTTTGAAGTCTTCTCCTCTTTTAGGATTCGTGGAAACTCGGATTAATCGCTTAATAAAAGACTTATGGCTTTGAAGAACAAGGAACAATAATGCCCTCATTGTATGAAGCAGGTTCTTAAATGTACTAAAATCGAGTTTTTCTATGCAGACGTTTTTCTTCTTGTTTTTCGAGTGCAGTTTCTTCACGACGAGAATATCTTTGTTCTTCCCTTGCCATTCAATAAGTCCCATCTCTACCCAAACGGGCAAATATCGTTTAATGGTCGTTGGGTGACAGCCCGCTATACCTGCAATCTTGTTCAGAGAAGCGTTCTTAATGGCTGATGTTTTTCCGAGACGATTTTTAAGCACCAAAAGCAGCGAGACAGCCTTTTGGGCCACCTTGTCTCCAGTCATCTGCAATAGTGTTGTTCGTCTTATATACATAGCCTAACTACATTAAAAAACCCCGCAAAAGGTAGAGGACTCTTGCAGGGTAGTATATAGTGGCCGAAGCCTTTATACTCTTATGTTGCGCGCTCGCCTCTACTCGATTGCACTGCAAAGATACAGAATATTTGCGATAAATTGCGATATTAAACAAATAAATGCGATAAATTACATAAATTTAACACTTTCGTCCCGTTTTTTCATTGCGATTCCATCGCAATTCCCTCTCATCACTTCACCCTGAATGGCAACCCACCCAGCACGTTCTGGTTCAGCATCTCGTAGATCATCTCTGCCGCGTCTGCATTCCGTTGTGTGTTCGCTGCCACCAGCTCCAACTGCTGCAACTGCGCCCGTGCTATCATCGGCATCTCGGTCTGCCCCTGCACGGCATAGAGTATCTCCGTAAGCGTCATCCTGTTCACGCTCACGTCGGCCCTGATGGCATTAATGTAGCTCGCCAGCAGGTCGGCCGTCGTTTCAGTCACGCCTTTTATGCTGTTTGTCATCGACGACGCACTCTCCGTTCCCATACTCCTCATATCTTCAAGCCCGGCCTTCTGCATTCCTGCGTTCAGCCCGTCCATGAGGTTATTGAAAGCCGTCGGCAGCGTACCGCCAATGATAGCCATCTGTGCGGAAATAGCCTCAATGCTCGTTTCGTCAAGCTGACCGTTTGTGCGCTCCATCTCTGAGGTGATGACATCAAGCACGGGTTTCATGGCGGTCTCAATGAGTTTCGTCACGGCAATCTTCTTCGCAACGTCTGCAATAATCTCGCTCGATTTCTTGCGGAATGCCTCTGCGCCGTCCTCGCCTTTCTGCCAGGCTTCAAAGAGTGCATCGCCCAAGTCGCTTGCCCACGATTTCACGTCGATGTCATAGATAGCCTTCGCCATATCCTCGGCAAAGTGCTTAATCTCATCGTCCATTTCGGTGAGCTGCTGCTTGTAGTCGGCAATCTTGTCATCATCGGTATTCTTCTTCGACAGTTCCGTGTCTCTTTGGTGCTGCAACTCGTCTCTCTGGGCAAGCAGAGAAGCGTAGGCTGCATCATAGTAGGAGCGTGACTTCTCGGCTTCCTCAACAGCCTTCTTCGTGTCTTCACCTACATACGACCTATAGCCGAACGACTGGCCGAGGAAACTGAACTCAATACCCTCGCGCAGTGATTTCAGCATGTCCTTCGTAGCCTTCGTGTTATAGATGCCGCCAAGTGTCCGCTCCAATGCCGTTTCGAGGTTCCTTGTCAGGTTCTCCATTTCCCGCTGTCGTTGTTCCGAAGCCTCTATCTCCTTTTGCAGCGTCTTGTCGTGCATGGCTATCAGCGAACTCACCACACTCAGACCTGCCGCAGCCGCAGCCGCATAGGGGCCTGCTGCACCCAGCCCGAGCGATTCAAGACCGCTCGCCACCTGAGCCGCCGAACCCAGGGCATTGCTGCCCATTGCGAAGAAGTTGCTCAAATCCTCATTGCCGAGTGTGTCGAAGAGGTCTATCACGGGGCCGAGCACGTCTTGCACGGCCTTAAACCCTGCGGCAAGCCCTTCAAGTCCTTTGGTGAAATCAGTTCCCGCCTGCTTGATGAGGTCGCGGATTTCGTTCTTCGTGTATGTCCGGCCTTCTTGCAGTCCATAGTACTTTGCAGAACGGGCATCGGGCGTGAACGACCCTCGCTTGCTCACCACATCATCGTATAGCCGGCGCAAGCGATTCCCCCGCTGTACTGCCCCGAACACCGCGGCAAACGGATTCCGCTCCGTCAGCTTGTCCTGAATCTTGTCAATAGCCTCGTACAGGGCTTTCGTGCCTTCCGTCGAATCAGCAATCGTCGGCGCAAGTTCCCGCAGCTTCTCCAGCATGTGCTCCAACGTCTGCGTACTGAGGTTATCCAGATTACTGAATATCCTTCCCCATTGTTCCGCTTCCTTGAACGCTTCCCAACGCTGGTTGGCTATCTGCTTGTCAAACGAAGCAATCTGCGCATTCCAGCCTTTCTGTTTTTCGGGTGATAGGTCGTTGTCGTGGTCACGCTTTTCTACAATCTCGTTACGCTGACGTTCCAACTCAACGAGTTTCTGAGCTGCCGTAAGCGATTTGTTGTAGGCTTCCGCAGAATCGGTGAGGAATTGCTTATAGTTGCCGCGAATAACCTCTTGTATTTTCTTAGCGAGGTCAACAAGTTCCGTCTGAACAAGACCCTTCTCGTCGCGCAGAGCATCTTTAAGTTCCTCTTCGTTCATGTCCCATTGTATGCCGACGGGCACAACTCCAAGTTCCTCGCCTCGCTCATTGAAGCGTTCAAGCATCTTCTTGGCCGTCTCATCCCAAATCATGCCGTCCGTGAAGGCCATCTGCGCAAACTCACGGTTGCCGCCGGACTTCTTCAGCAGAGATTGATATTCCTTCCATTGGCTTTCAAGACGCTTGATATATTCTTCCATCGCATCGGCATTCTTCTTGAGAGTCTCTTTCTCCCTATCAAAAAGTGTGTCTGCCTTCGTCTTGTCGATGTCGTTCTTGAATTTCTTTCTCGCTTCCGTCGTTGCAGGCAGTGTGTTTCGCAGTTTGTCAAGTTCATCTATATAGTTGTCAACAAGCCTGCTACCAAGGAATCGTCCTTTATCGTCTTTCAGGTCGGGGAAAAGCGAGGCAAGAATGTCTATAGCCTGCTCCTTACCATACTGCTCACGGTATTTCTTGTATTCAGACAGGAAGGACTTATATTGCTCCAGCCGTGCCTTGGCTCCCTCCAGTTGTTCGTCCTTTTTGTTCCCCTTGTCTTTCTTGTCACTGCTGCTGCCACTATTATCATCGTGGAGTTCTGCTTTCTCTGCCTCGTCAATAAGTTTCTGCAATTTCTCATTGCCACCAAGGACATCACCTACAAATGCACCGCCCTCGGCAAGTCCTTTCATACTATCTGACAACTGACCGAGACGAAGCAGGTCAAAGAAGGTTTGTTTTATCTTTCGACGTATCGCAGGGCTCTTTTCGCCAACCTGGTCAAGAACTCCGTCAAGCAGGAGTTTCACATCGTCAATGTTATCCAACGCCCATTGGCGCACCTTCTTTTCGTCGCCACCGCGCAGTTCAACCAGTTTTTGGAACATTCTTGTGACATCATCATTGGTAATCTCGTTCCACCTCTCGGCAACTCCGGCAAATGACTCCTTCATTCTCTTGCTGGCGTCTTCCACCTCCTTGTCGGTCATACTGAACTTACGGCCTGTCTCATTCAACTTCTCCTGAATCTTCTCCCAATAGCCGTTTTCAACCAGCAAGCGCAACTGCTCCTCAAACGGTGCATTCTTCATCTGGTCTTTCAGCGACTCGCTGACATCACCCGAACGCATCATCTCGTCAATCAACTCTTTCAGAGGCTCCTTGAACTCGTAAAGACTTTCCAACGTGCGACGAAGCCCTGCGTAGGAATCATTCAACTGCTGTACGTTTTTGTTAATGTCATCATTAAAGAAGAAACGGTCAACCTCTCCGCTTTGGAACGTCCAATAGTCATACCAATGGGTTTCAGCCCGATCACCAAGCGAACTTGCTTTTATCAACTTTGCCGCTTCGTCCTGATAGTCCAACGCCTTTCGGTTCGCTTCCGCAACATCAGCCATTGTCTTTGCAAGGATGTCGTACTGTTCATTCAGGCCCCCTGCCTTGCTCAGTTGCTCATCGAGTGTCTTCGTGTACGCCTCAGAGTTGGCAAGCACCTGCTTCATCTCTTCCACGCGGTTCTTCAGGGCAACGGAGTCTTTCGGCTTTCCTTCGCTGTCTATCTGCTTCTGTATCTTGCCCAAATCCGTCACGCGCGACTTGATGATGTCCTTCATCTCATTGGCCTTTTCCTCTATCTTGCTCGTCCACTGGCTGTAGGCCATATACATCTCTGTGCCTGCCATCAGACCGAGTGTTGCCCACGTGCCAGGGCCAACACCCATAAAGGCGTTTTTCAGGGATAGTTGCAAACCGGCAAGGGCTACCTTCCATCTGCCAGCAGCGGCAGCAGCACGTATTTCGGCGGCAGTGATACCGTTCACGCCTGCAAGGTGCATAGCCTGCGCTATCTTCAGTTTCTTCAAGGCAATCAATCTCAGAACGTCTTCTTTATTGAGCGTTCCAACGGCCATCGCCTGCCGCAAATCAGCAGCAGTAAGGCTGTTCTTCGAGGCTATCAGAATACGCTCTTGCGTAGTAAGTGCCCGATAAGTTGATGCGGCTTTCAGATTATTGGCAATCAGCTGTTTGTCTGCCATAATCTTTCGCATCGTCACGGCAGTATTGCCCTGCATAGTCACGTTCAACAAACCGAGGCGTGTCCTCCCCAATAGCCACGCCGTTCCCGCAACTCCCATCACGGCGGCAATCTCTTTCCAGTGCCTTGTCAACTTCAGAAGTTCAGTGGCAATGCCTTTCAGCACGTCACCGACCGCTCCTTCGGCAATCTCGCCATACATAATATCCATAGCGTCTTTCAGGTTCTTGTACCGAGCGGCCAAAGAGTCTGAAATCTTCTCCTGCATATTGTAGAACATACCGCCCTCGTCGGTCAGCCTGCGAATCTGCTCTATCACGTCTTCGTAACTCACCTGACGCTTGGATATTCTCTTCTGAACGTCTGCCGTGCTCACGGCCTTCTTCTCCACTTCCGTGTAGTAGTCTGCAAGCATTTTCAGCATCGGGATATTGTTCATCGAGAACTGTCTCAGCGTGATACCTGTCAGATATGTTGCCGAACGGACGTGGCCCAATGCCAGTGTCAATCGACCAATGTCGGTGCCTGCACCAGCTGAGATGTCGGCAAGGCGTTTCGTCATGTCGAACAACTCATTATACTTGAATCCGTAGGCACTAAGCTGCTTGGTATATTGGTCGAGTTCCACGACACCAAACGGCGATTTCAAGGCCAGACCCTTAATCTGCTCAAACAGGTGGTTGGCCTTTACGGTGTCACCGAGGATAGCACCGATGCTGATACGCTGCTTCTCCAGCTGACCGCCAATTTCAATCACGTTTCCCAAGAACTGACGTGCCTGATGGATAGCGAAAAGACTACTCAACGCCGAACCAAGCTGCGTAGATATGTGAATGCCGTTGGCAAGGGTGGTGTTCAGACGGATATGATCGCTGTTGTATTGACGGATGGCTGCTCTACGCTCGTTCATGGCTTGGCGGGCAGCGGTAGCGGCTTTCTGCTGTTCCGCTCTCTCCTGCCTCAACGCAAGCAGGTTGTCCTGCGTCGAGTTTCTATACGCCTGACGCTGTGCTATCATGTCTCTCAGCATGCGCTGTTCTCCGGCAAGCTCGGCCTTCAGCGAGGCAATGGCTTTCTCCTGCCCGGTCGCCGTCATCTGCTGCGCCCAGGTGCCCTTCTTGTTCATGTTGTAGGCAGTCTGCAACTCCAGCAGTCGCTCCTTCAGTCTGTTCACGGCCTCCGTCTGCGCAAGAATCTTCGCGTTCATCTCGTCGAGGTTCCCTATGAAGCCCCTGCCGCCAGCACTACTGAGCGAGCGACGTAGGTTCTGCGCCACGCTGTTCTCGTCGGCCACAATCTTCACCTTGAACGTCTCTCTATCCAATGCCGTCCGCAGTTTGCTCACCATCTGCTGGTAGCTCTGCTCGTCATAGTTCATCTTCAGCGCGTCCAATACGCTCTGATTGCCGCTGTTTATCTTCTGCTTCAGCTTGGTAAGGTCGATGTCCGCGCCAAACCACAATGTACCCAAATCTGCCATATCCGTTATCCCGTTTTTGTTATCCCTTTTGTTGTCCTAATGTTGTCCTGTATGTTGCGACCGCGTCGCAACTAACTCCCTGAAAACCAAAAAGAGAGCCGACAGACCGCATCTGTCAGCTCTCCTATGGCTAAATAATTACTATCTCGTTGCAAAGATAGTAATTTTATTCTGAAATCACCACTTTTTTAGTAAAAATCATCAATCATTTCATCCTCAACGCCTACTCTGGCTCTTCAATCGCCCTTTCTTTTTCCCGTTCAGCCTTTTCTATATATAGGCATGCTGCCTCCACAATATACGAGAATCCAAGCGTACATAGAGAACCGATTAAGCCAATAAAAGACACCAATACATAACTTTCTTCTTTGACTATGCCAGAAATAAGGGATAACAAACTTACCAACATAGTAAAAATCGAAATGATTTGAATAATGTAAACAACAATTACTTTTTTCATACTCTCTTAGGTTTTAAGTTTCCGCAAAGATAGCCATTATCTCGCAAACTTCTGCAAAAATTCGTTTAAAAATCATATAATTACTTTTATTTTAGTGTTAATTTCTACAAAAACACTATAGTTTTAGTATTTTTGCAAAAAATTCTTTGAAATGTTTGGTTGATTGGATATAAATGCCTATCTTTGCAATGTTCATTCATAAAACACGCAAAGGGCAGAGCGATGTCCTTAATGGGGCATTTTATTATGTCCTTTCGGCAACTGCCATAGAGCGGTGTGCTCCCGTACATATATTATAATGGTATATGTGTCCTTTGCGTATATGGATGAACAGCGGGTCGGCACACCGCTATCTTTGTGCCCGTTCAAAATATACGCGAACATGAACGAATTAGTTTTAACCAAGTCCAGCAGCGAAAGCGACTTGAAGCGGTATTTCACCGCAGTGTTAGAGTTGTCGAAGTCCGACAACAAGTTCCCAATCAACCTTGATGAGGTGTGGCCGTTGGTCTACAATCGGCGCGACAAGGCTATCTCAACTCTCAAAAAGAATTTCTTTGAAGGAGAAGATTTCCAAGTCATGGAAAATCAGTCGCTTCCCCAAATGGAGGAGCGAGTTTGGGGAGGCCAAAACAAAGTAAACTACTTCCTCTCCCTCTCCTGCCTCGAATACTTCATCGCCCGAAAGGTGCGACCCGTCTTCGAGGTCTATCGGCAAGTGTTCCACAAGTCCGCTGCCACGCCAGCACTTCCTACAACCTACAAGGAAGCACTCACACAACTCCTCGCTCAGGTAGAGCAGAACGAGAAACTGCAAGCAGAGGTTGACACCCTCGCTCCGAAAGGACGCATCTACGACCAGGTTATCTCAAATGCCGACAACAACAGCCTCTACACAACACGGCAGGTGGCTCAGGAAATAGGAATGACCGACCGCCAACTATTCTCCATCCTGCTGCAACTCAATGTCATCTACAAGCAGTCAGAGACTTACATGATAGGTTCTGACTATGTGCAGTGGGGAATGCACCAGATGGTGTCTCACGTCATCAACGACAAGACACATCGCGTGCGCACATATCTCAAATGGACGCTCAAAGGCAGGGCATACATCCACGCACTTCATGACACCAACTGGGACAAGCGCCGTGCATGGCATCTTTTGAAAAATGGTAACGAACTTCAAACAATTAACGCATAAAATAAAAAGAGACAAAGTAAGACGTCTCAACTTGTCTTACTTTGTATCATAAAAATATAGGAGAAACAAATCATGAAAAAATATAAGAACATCGACGAATATCTTCAGGAAATGGAAATTACAAGAGACGATCTGAAAGATATGATAGCTTACTCGTCAATCCATCTCGCAACGGATTGCGCAAGAAACTTCGACGAGACACCGGAGATAACTCAGCAGGTGATACAACCCATCTACTTCTTCAACGAAATACTTGATATGGTAGAATAACAACAAACAAAAGGGCTGGCACCATTACGCGTCAGCCCTCATTTATAGGCTTAAAGCCTTTCGCCAGTATTTCTTTCGATGCTTCGTAAGTGCCCGTCAGTACGTCAAGATGAGCCGCCGACTCCAGATATTCCGAATATTCCGTGCCCGTCGTCATCACGATGCAGATGTGGTTGCGCTTCGCCTTGTACGACTGCAAGAAGTTCACCGACGTGCTCTTGCCGTGGTTGTTGTTAATTATTACCTTGCCTTTCACGCTCCTTGCACGGCCCTCATAGGGGTTCCTCAGATACACCCATTGCCCGTAGCCCACCTTTCGCCTGATGGTAGGCGCGTTCCAGTTCCGTTGCGTCACAATGCCGTATAGTTTGCCGTCAACATACAAGCCGCAGGCATAGCTCGTCTGCGTGTTGCCAGTGAAGCCTAAGAACTCCCGATGCTTCGGCACCTCCAGCAGCAACCGCTCGCACAGCCCTCGCAACTGCTCCGTCAGGTGCTCCACAATCATCTTGTAGCCCTTCTGCAAGCCTTCTTTCAGCACTCGTTCGTTATCCATCGTCACGTTCCTTATGTTGCCATTTTATGGCAACGTAACATCCGTCATCGGGTCAGTAACCCTGAACTTCACCTTGAACGTCACCACGTTCTCATGATAGAGGTTCCCACGCGTTTGCTTCACCTGCACAACGGGGTCTTCGTCGCTGATTTCAAGCAGGTAGCACCCCTGCCTGCCTATCGTGGAGTAAGGGGAATAAATCTTCAGTTCTCCACCGCTGCCAGCATCGGTGTCGTTGCCCGTCAGCCACTTCTTGAAGGCATCTATCTGCTGAAACGCCAACTTCAGGTTGAAAGGATTCGTGGCCAGTTCCTCACCCTGATAGGCCATTTCAAACTCGGCATCGTAGCTTTCAAGCATCAGCTTCGCAGGCACATAGGTATCTTCGCCGTGCTCGTCGGCCCAGTCGCGCTTGGGCAGTTCTTTCGTCTTGCCGCCAGCCTTGAAGGGCACTTTCGCACACACAATGCCCCATTGCGTGTAACTGTTAATCACACTCCCGCCATTCTTTTGCAGTAGCAAACAATATCTGTCTTCCATCGCTAATCACTTAATTTAACACCAACGTCAGCCGTAAAACCGCCACCAAGGATGTCTGCCGCCGACAAGCCTGCTCCGGCATCGGCATCACCGCCATACTTCTCCAGCCATTTCTCACCGGCTCGCTTCACGGCTCCTGCGTCAGCCTTCGTATCGTCAAATTCGCCTTTCTTAGGCTTCTTATCCTTGTCTTTCTTCATCGTGCCGTAGTCCACAACGCCAACGTCGGCGGCTATCAGTTCCAGTTGCGCATTCGTCATCACCCAGTTCATGTAGTAGCACATGCCGCTCAACGGAATACCAAACACGCGCAAAGGCTCAGTCCACACAGGGTACTTCTGCGCTAACTCCCACCTTTGCCCGAACGTAGTTCTTGAAGGGTACGCTCGGCTTCCGCTTTTGTCATCGCCTTCTTCGTGTCTTTCAACACGGTTAGTAACATCGTAGCGTTCAAGTAGGCCACCGCGCCCTGCGATTGAGTTTTTTTTTGAGCCATCTCAAACAGAGGGGTCAGCTCCTCGGCATTGTATTGCTTCACGTAGTAGAACCAACGCCACAACAGCCAATAGAATAGGTGCGTCTTCCAGAAGCCGTTCAGCACAATCAATGCGGCACATTGCGCCAGCACCTTGTTGTCGTTGCCGTCTTTCAGCATCAGGCAGGTTATCTTGTCTGTCGTAGCAGGGTGCATCCACTTCACCTGAAATGTCCTACCCCTCACCACTACGGGGTCGGCATAGTTCTTTGTCACCGTTTTTTGCTGGCGCTCGTCTTCAAGCGTCGCCTCTTGGATGGCCTTCTCTTTCTTGCTCATGTTTCTTCTTTGTTCCGTACTTTTTGTCGCCATTCTATGGCGGCATTAAAAGAAAAAAGGGGATGGCAGCACCTTTACCACCACCCCCTCGACGTTATCCTGCTTTTCACCTTAAAGCTTGGGGGCTCCCACAAGAGGATAGAAGGCAGAACCCGAATCGTCGGTCAGCGGAGTCACCTTCACATTGTAGTAACCCGTCGAGTCGTCACCACCCTCACCGTTGAACGATGCGTAGATCTCCACGTTCGGCAGGTAGATGGCACTCGTCTTGTCCTCACTGAGCATCAGCAATGCGCCAGACACCTTCTTCGGAGCAAGCGAGAAACCGTGGCCGGTGTAGTTGTAGCCCTCAAACTCGGCAGTGATGGCGGTAGAGGTCTTCTTCTCCATCAGAAGCTCGTTGATGGTAGCGTGAACACTCGACACCTGGAAAGAGATGTCACTCTCGCCCTGCGACGACTTACTCACCCAAGTAGTGCTGTCGGTCAGCTTGATTTCGCTGATTTCGGCCTCGCCGGTGTCGAAGGTCACACCGTCTTCCAAAACGGGCAACTCAATGCCGCCAGTCTGAGCACTCAGAGCCTTCGAGCTATCGGGGAAGTAGTACACACGGCTCACCTTGTCAAAAATCTGTCTCAGGGATTCTTTGTTGGTTGATACTGTTACAGCCATAGTTGTTATCCTTTTAAAATGTTAATGTTTCTTGTCCTTGTATGTTGCTATGCCATAGCAACTACACTAAAATCACTATCTTGAATTGAATCACACACACATGATAGCCCATGCTATCGGATTTCGCCTCTAACTGAACGGGCTCCTCGTTGCATCGCAGCCAGTCACCATAGGCACCGCCTTTCACAAGATCGCGTTTGATGCTGCCGATGGCGTCTTCCGTCATCTCCTCGCCGCGCTCCACATGCTCGATGCCGTTCACCCTGTCCTTGTAGTACAAGTGCAACTGCACATAAGCCGTGTTGTGGAGGTCGCTTTCGGGACTGATGCCTTGCGGCAGACGCACAACGACAAACTTCTCAGTGGTGTCCTTCACCGTCGGACGGTTGGAGGTGTACACTTCTTCACCGACGCCCTGCATCATGTTGCACAAGGCTCTCAGCACATCACTCCTCTTGTATCTGTTTGCCATAGCCTACGTCTTCTTTACGTTGCAATACACCGTGGTACCCAACTGACCGACATAGACATCGGTCACGCTGAGCTCATAGCCGTAGCCGACTACCTCAACAATCATCCCGGAAGTAATACCTTCCACGATAGCACCGCACTCTTGACCCGTTTTGCCGTCGGGGGCTGCATCGGCAGCACCGCCCGTCGTGCCAAGCTGAACGCGGTAGTCGCTCATCATCACGTTCTCGCTTTTCGTGAAAGAACGGATGCTGGTATTACTCTCCAACCTGCATGCGCCCTCCCACACAAGCGTCTTCTCTCCGTCGGAAAACGGAGTCGGCTCGCCTATGTCGTACACCTTGCAGTGCTTCGGAAAGCGGATGAATTGTTTTGATAGTCTGCCCATATCGTTCAGTAGTTGTCCTGTTTGTTGCGACCGCGTCGCAACTCCTTAGAGGTTGATAATCCGAATTTTAGAGTTTCCCAACAGCGGCTCGTCCCACTTGCCGAATAGGTCGCGGTAGCGCGATTTCCATTCCTGGATATTCGCACTCGATACCGTCCAACCGCCTTCTGAGTGAGACCAGCCGCCGTCGGCAACCTTCTCCGTGCTGCCACCGACGGGAAGACTGGCAAGCCAATAGTACATCGTTCCCTCGGCAAGGTCGAAGTCACGCTCCGAAATGTCTGCCAATGAGGTGCCTGCATCCAACCTGCGTTTTGCACACACATACTGAATGCCCTCGTCAGTCACTAACTGCGATACACTCTGAAGGAATTGTCCTATCGTCTTTACGTCTTCCATATCGGTTTGTCATTTTGAAAGTTGTCACGTATGTTACGACCACGTCGCAACGCTATCACACAGTCACCGTAGAGATGAACATCTGACGTACTGCACTCGGCACGCACAGCTGGGCCATCTCACCGTTCACGTTGATAGAGTGGGTGCGGGGAATACCCTCCTGCTCAATCAGCAGACGGTTGCCCATAGCATAGGCGATGTCGCCGGCATCGTAGCCCATCGAAAGGGGCTGAACACCCTGAATGCCACCAATCTTGCCAGTCGGGATGAACGCGATGTTCTCCTTCTTGAAGTTCTCAACCTGCGTAGTGACGAGGTCGGGAGCATTGCCGGTGGTGGTGTCGGGAGCCGACACGTAGGCATAGGTGTCGCGGGTGACGATTTCGTCAACCTTGATGAGCTTGCGAATCACCTCCTTCTTCTGGTCGTCGCCAGTGTTCTCGGCAACGCTCTGGGCGATGGCGGCAGAGGCGGCGGTGGGAACGAGGTTGTAGCCAATCTTCTGAAGAACGGCGCTGTGCGTCAGCAGATCGTCCCACAGGTCTTGGCAGAGTTCCAAACGAAGCGGGCCGTAGTAGTGGCCGGTGCGACGGATGTACTTCACCCTGTCCTGCATGTACTTGATGGGGTCGCTGGCAGAACCCTGATTGGCAGTGGTGTGGTTGGCGTTCGTCCACCAACGGGCAGTACTCGTGAGGGTGTCTTTGTTGGCATCGGGAATGCCGAAGCCGATGGTAACGCCCTTGATACCACGCGGGTTGTTGGTGGCAGTGATGGCAAACTGGCCTGTCGAGACAACCTGATGGCGCTGGTGGTTCAGCGCATTGTAGAATGCCTGGATGAGGCCGTCGGTACCCTCGTCGAGCAGCTTGAACATGATGTCGCGCATGTCGTCGTTCAAGGCCAACTGGCCGAAACGCTGGACGAGCTGCATCTGCTCGCGGACGATAACACGGTTCACCGAGTAGAACAACTTCTGCGTCGGAATGTTGCCCGTGATACCTTCGAGCTGACCAAGAGGCATCTCAAAGCCCTCACTCTCAGGGTCTACATAGGTGGGAAGCACGGTGGCAGCGGTCTTGCTGACAAGCTGCGCAAACGTGTAGCCGATGGTGATGGGGTCGAAGTCGAAGCCGTCAATGCTGACTTCATCGTACTTCTCCTCGTACTTGTCAACGAACTGCTGCCAAGTAGCACCACCAAGACCGAGCGACATAATATCGCGTAATGTAACTGGAATAGTTCTCATAATCTTCTGAATCTTTAAATGGTTAATAACTTGGCTTAGTCAATCACGCGGATTGAGAGGCCGTTCTTCTGAGTCATATCCTTCACGGCTGCGCTGATAGTGGCGGCATCAGCAACGGTTTCACCGAGCATGTAGCCGTAAATCTCACCCTTCACGATGATGTTGCAGGTGCCGTAGTTGTAGGTGGCAGAAGCACCAGTGCCGTGCTGATACACGGGCACGTCTTCCTGCGTGAAGCCGATGATACTTCCATGAGAGTCAATACCGCCATCTGCGGAAGCACCAGCCTTCAGCCGTGCCCAAGTGAGCACCTTCACATCGCGGATGTCGGCACCGCTCGCAGTGTCCTTCACAACAGCCATGCCTGCCTGAATAAGACCTGCGCTGGCGAATTCGCTCATGTTGGTGATGTGGTAGCCACCGGGCAGCTGCTCGTCGATTCGACGCCATACCTTCTTGGCGTGGCCAAGCGATACGGTCTGAGAATCGAAGCTGTTACCAATCTGAAAATCTTGCTTCATTTTCTTCTTGTGTTTTTGTTAAACAATCTTTTTACCTAAATTCTCCGGCTCAGTTCTTCTTGCCCCAACCTTCTCTTGCCTTCTTCTTGGCGAACTGCTGGTCAAGCCATGTCTGACCCTGACCGCCTCCTTCGCTCTGACGGGGTGGAACGCCACCGCCACGGCATTTCAGATACTCGGCATCGTACTTTGCCAGATACTCCGTCGTCAGCTCCTCCAATGATTTTTTCTCATCAAAGGTGGCTCCTTCAAGAGTCTTGTCAAGAACGTAGTCGTCGCTGGCCTTCTGCTCTTTCATGGAGGCTCGCACCTTCTGCATAAGCTCGGCCTGACGTTTCGCAATGTCGCCGTTGTCAAGTCGCTCGGTGAGCTTGGCAATTTCCGCTTTCAGCGCCTTCACCTCTTCGCTTTCCTGCGGGGCAGGCGTGGGGTCTACATTCAAACCCTCAATGAGCTTCTTCACTTCGGCTATCTGCTCGGCCGACATATTCTTGAACGTGTCCTCGGTAAGCAAGTTTTTCTTCGCCTCCGTGAACTTGGTCGAGAAGTCGTGGTTGAACTGCCCCTGCATCCCCTCAAAGAAACTCTTCGCCTTGGTGAAATAAGCCTCGTCAGGCTCCTGACCCTCGGCAATGGGGTTCAACTCAACATACTTCTGAATGGTTTGTGCTGAAAAATCGGTTTTTCCGAGTTGTTCCTGCACCGTAGAAACGATTTTTTCGATTTCCATTTATCTTTGTGTTAAAAGTGTTATCCTTCCGTCCCGTATTCGCTGTATCACAGCGATAAAAAAGAGAGCCGCAACCCTCACGGGCTACAGCTCTCGGCTTGAGTATTCACCTTAAATTCAACTAAAATTCACCTTAAATGAAAATTACTCTACTCCTATCAGGTCGGCCTTGATGTATGTTCCGCACCGTCGGCACTTGAACCTGATGGCCGCGATACCTTGCAGATGCTCCACGTCAGCCAGTTTTTGGCTGCATTCCGGGCACTTCAGGAAGTAATTCCTTCTTGCGCCCTGGTCGTCGTCGGCACGTAGCTCTGCTCGTATTCTTGGCATATATTATCCTAAAACAATCTTTTTACACCGCAAAAATAGATAATTTTTAGTGATTCTCCAAATATTTCACTAAAAAAATAGTAAAAAATTAGTGAAAATGCAAATAATTCACTAAATTTGCCACTGATTTATAGAGGGTTACATTGTTTAGAGCACAAAAAAGGCCGCACTCGGGTTAAGTCCCGGATGCGGCTATTTGGTTTTAGGATGACGCAAGCAGTAGCATATAAGCCAGTCGAAAAGATTGACCGCAAGATTCTCCAATCTCTAAAGGAGCGTTTTGCGGAGCAGAAGGATTTGGTCATTCTCGACGAGGATGACGTGGAGGTGATTCGCAAGCAACTGCGCAAGCACCCGAACGACAGGATAATTGTCACGCAGGCAAAAGGACAGACGGACATGCTGCCCACGGAGGCCGACATCTCAATCGTGGGCGGCTCGCGCGGCGGGGGAAAAAGCTATGTCTTGCTGATGAACGCGCTCTACGACATCACAAATCCCAACTTCCGAGCCATCATCTTCCGTAAGGACTTGGACGACCTCTCGGACATCATCGACACCTCGCAGGAACTATACGACGAGTTCGGCACGTTCAACCGCGCAAAGAACGACCTCACATGGAACTTCAGAAACGGCGGGTGGCTCACGTTCTCCTATCACAACATGGAGTATGCCGACTTCCACGACCGCTATCAGGGTAAGCAGTACCCATACATCGCCATCGACGAGGTAACGCAGATGTCCTACAAGAAGTTCAAGGTGCTCACCATGTCTAACCGCTCGGCCTATGGCATTCCAACGCGCATCGTAGGCTCTTGTAACCCCGACCCTGACTCGTGGGTGGCAAAGTTCATTGAGTGGTACATCGACCAAGAGACGGGACTGCCTATACCTGAGCGTGCGGGTGTCATCCGTTACTGCTGCATGCTCGGCGACGACATCTCGCAGGTGTCATGGGGAGCAACGCGAGAGGAATGCTACGAGAAAAACCGCGCTGAAATAGAAGCCATGTGGAAGCCGGAATACAACGAGTTCGGTTCACCGCAAGACCTGTTCATTCGTTCGGCGACATTCATTCCTGCAAAGCTCACCGACAACCACGCGCTCATGGATAACAACCCGGAATACCTCGGCATCCTGTTCAATCAGGACGATGAGACGAAGGCGCGTTTCCTCGACGGCAACTGGAAGTACAAGGCGGCAGGCGACGACATCATCAAACTGGAGCACATGGAGCGGTTCTATAACAATGCGGAGCAACTGGGCGACAAGACGCGATACGTCACCTGCGACGCGGCTTTCGACGGTGGCGATAAGTGTGTGTTCTGGCTATGGGTGGGCAATCATATCGCCGACGTGGAGGCGTGTTCAAAGGATGCAAAGGCAACGGTGCAGTTTGCACGCGAACTGCTCGAACGATGGCGCGTCCGTGAAGACCACTTTGCCTACGACCTTCTGGGCGTAGGACATGTGTTCAAGGGTTTCTTCCCGAAAGCCCTGCCGTTCAATGCGAAAGAGGCCGTAGAGGATAAATATAAGGGAATGTACTTCAATCTGAAGGCGCAGTGCTTCACTTACTTTGCCGACCATATCAAGGACGGCACATATTCCATCGCTCCCTTCGTCCTCGAAAAGCGGTATAGCGGTAAGAACTACACCAACAAGCCCATCCGCGAACTACTCAATGAGGAACGACGCTGCATCCGTTTCCGAGAGGATGATCCGACGCGCGTCATCGACAAGGCAAAGGGAATGAAGAAAATCATACACCGCTCGCCTGACTGGATAGAGGCAGCGACTATCCGCGAGATTTTCAACATCAAGCATATCCACCACAAACCGAAGAATCTCGGACTGATTGCCGGAGCGTCGGAAAGGCAGGCGAGAAGGCAAGGGTTCGGAAATCCGTTCGGAGGCATGCAGCGCACGGTGGGCGCAATGAGATTCGGAGCTAATATGTTTAACAAGGGCAGACGGTGGTAATGGGAAAAACCCTTTACCCCATTAACCCCATCAAACCCAAGATAAGATGAATGTAAATGATTTATTGATTAAAAAGCCGTTCTATAGGCTACAGAACAGCGGATTGTTCAACCGCATGGGAACCAAGCAGGATGTGGATACGTTGCAGTTCGAGGAGAAAAAGCAACAGGCCATGATGATGACGCAGACGGACTTCCTTGAAGAATACTATCCGTCAGCGCATAAAATCAACAACGAGCTTTTCTTCCCTGAGTGTTATAACTTCGGAGAAGTCATCACAGAGACGGGCGAGAAGATGGAAACGATGTATCGGGAAGAGACGTTCCGCGTCGCCGTGCCGTTGCAGAAGGTCATCGCGCTACAGCACCTCGTCCACCTCTACGGAAACGACACGCATCACGAACTGGCCGACTCCAAGGTGCCTGACGAGCTGAACGATGAGTTTATGCAGTGGCAGATGGGATGGCTGCAAAAGAATATCGACGTGGCCATCTATGAGGCGGGACGTTCAGAGGAAATCACGGGCGACAAGGCCATCGTATTCTATATGTACCAGGGAAAGGCGTACACGAAGGTGCTCTCTTTCCTCAACGGCGACACGCTCTATCCGCACTACGACATGATAACGGGCGAGATGAATCTCTTCGCACGTCGCTTCTCGTCTTATGATGAGAACAACAAAGAGGTTATCAGTTGGGTAGAGGTGTGGGACGACACCTATCTCTATCGCTACAAGCAGACAAAGGTGGGCGTCAAGGGTGCCATTAACAAAGCAAAGAACGCCCTCGGCTTAGACGGCTACGAATTGGTCTACCAACAGCCGCACGGATTCCCCACTTGCCCCGTGGCTTATCAGCGGAATGCCGACAACGGGCCGGGATGGAACGACGTGCAGTATCTCGTCGATGAAATTGAGGTCGCCTTGTCCTATTGGGCAAAGTCGTGCGCATCAACGGCAAACGACGCGTATATCATGAAGGGCGACGACGTGGAAATCAAGGGCGACCCGCTCGGACGGGTGCGTGCCTTCACAATGGGCAAGGACGATGATGTGCAGCTGTTGGAGAAGAAAACGGGCGGTGACTTCTTCAAAGGCTACATCGAACGGCTGTTCAAAGAGCTCTTCCGTGGCTCGTTCACGGTGGAGCCTCCCGAACTGAAGTCGGGCGATACGCCGGCAAGCACTATCAAGCTCATCTATGCGCCTAACCTCGACCTCGCGATGCTTCAGGCGAAAGACCAGCAGGCGTTCATCAACCGCGTGCGCTACCTGTTCTCTATCGCTTACGGAATGGAGCAGAAGCGCATCACGGAGTTCATGCGACTCAACGACCATATTCTTTCCTACCTCGTGCCGTTCGTACAGGAGGACACGGCGGGAAAGGTCGCCAACCTCGTAGCCCTCAAAAACGCAGGTCTGATGTCTACCGAGACGGGTGCCGAACACAACCCTTACACCACCAACCAAGAGGCCGACCGCATCTTCAAGGAGCAGAAGCAGCAGCAAGCCGCCGACCGCCTCTATCAGCTCAAAACGGCGACCCAAAGTTAAGTTTGTTGTAAGTTGTGTTTGTTTCAAGTTGTGTTTGTTGCGACCTCGTCGCAACTAAAAAGGGGCCCTAACAAGCCCCTTCTTTCTTTTCTCGTCTGTCGTAGGTCATAATCCTGCTCCAGCCATCGTGCTCACATCTTCCGTCGCCATGCTCATAGTAGCTCAGAAACACCTTCGCCCCGTTTGCCGTCAGCACGTCAATATGGCTCTCATGCCTCACATACACAGTCGTCGCATATAAGCCGTCTATCGTCAGCCTGCCCGTACACTTGCCCAAGAACACGTAGTAGCCGTTCTCGCCGTTTATATCCACTTCCTCGTCAATGTAGATGTGGTGCCGGTGCAAATCTTCCTTGCGGAAGTGTCTGCGAATAAATGCCAATGGTGGCCAGTCGTGCTTGATGGCAAAGTCAATGCCTCGCACATACCGCTCCAGACATTCGTCGATAGTGCTCTCATCGCTCCATGCGTTATACCACTCGTCACACAATCCCGTGTTTCGCGCCATCTCTCGCAGCGCAATGTTCAATTCTCTATCCGTCATATTGATTTCATTTGTTTGTTCCGTTCTTTCCCGCCGCTATTCCATAGCGGCCTCATACCCTATCCACATAGCTATACACCACCAGGCAGCAGCAATTCAAATGATACTGCGGCCTGCTCAGTTCGTCGGTGATGAAGAAGAACGTACCCGTATAGCTGTCACACACCTCACACGGATAACTGCTTCCTCGCACCACGAAATACCCTCGTGCGCCCTTCTCGCTCTGGTCGCGGAAGTGCCACCACTCCCAAGCGTCTGCAACGGCATAGCAAAGCATCCTGTCTATCGCCAACAGCGACGAAACGGGATTGCCCTTGCCGTAGTGCGGCTCTTCAAAGGGATAGTCTGCCGACACCTCACCGCGCTCCTGCTTTTCACGTGCCTCTTGCAGTATCTCGCTCTGCCAAGGGTCTTTCAGGTGTTTCTTCACGCTTGCAAGCAATTCGTCACGGCCCTTGCCAAGCACCTGACCTGCCAGATATACGGCATACACTTCATTATAAAAGGTTTGTACGCGCTTGCGCACGCGACCCTCCAATGTGTCGCCATGACGCTCTGAAAGCATATAGGCGACCACTTCATCGCGCCTGTCGTGCTCGTCAACAGCCAGCGCCTCCACGTCGGCCATCAATTCGGCCACAAGGTCACTGATAAGCAGTTCAATGTCCTGCTCGCTCGCGTTTCCAAACAATGCCGTCAGCAGATAGCCCGCATACATCTCCAGCAGCCGCTCTACGTCTGCCGACATGCTCCGCTCGTTCCTCAATCGGTCACGAAGAAACGCCTTCGCAGCCTCCAGTTCTTCTGCCGTGTACGTCATACCTCCTCGGTCTCCTGTTCCGTTTGTTGCGACCGTGTCGCGACTTCTTCCTCATCCAGCCGCTCCAACTCGTCCTGCACCTCCTGCATCTCGGCAACCTCCTTCAGGGCTTCCGCGTCCTGCTCCTCTGTAGGCTGCTTCGCCACTGATGCCTCAAACTCTGCCTGTTCCTTCACCAACTTTGCAAAGCCGTTCATCACGGGCGTTTCTTGCCTCTCAACGATGCTCACAAGGTCGTGGGGATAGTTCGTGGCGGCATAGCACAGCGTCAGCAGACTCTCCACATAAGAATGACACTTCTCGTCACCGAGCATGTTCAGCACAACGGCAAACATAAAGTTGTCCTCACGCCAGCGAAGACTCCAGTTGCCGCTCACCGACTTCGCACACAATGCCTTGCCAAGGCTGTTTTCTTCCACTCCCAGCAGGTAGTTGCCCACCTGCATCCATTTTGCTTCTTTCTTCTTGCTCATGATTTTTTCTTTTTACGTTTGTATTTCTTGCGTTCTTCCTCCGTGGGAATCTCGTCTTTGCTGTTGAAAAAGCCCTTGCCGCCCTTGCCGTAGATGCCAACGCCGCGGTATTTGCTCCAAAGGCTGGTATCGTAGCCAGCCTTCTTCGCCATCTTATACACCTCCTCGTCGCCCGTCTCATCGGGAACGACGATGCAGCCGTCTATCTGGTCTTCGCCAAGGGCATACTTCCTATAGGGCCAGCCGTTGAACTCCATGCGCTGATTGAAGATGTAACGCAGGTATTTCAGTTCTTTCCTGATGCGCTGGTCTATCTCTTTCTCCTCGTCGGTAGCGATGATACGCAACCGGCGCAACACCTCACAGCAGGCTTTCACGTCGTATATCTTCTTCTCGCGGTAAGCCTTTGTATGCTTCTCAAACTTGCCCTCTCTGGCAATACGGTTCACGATATACGGCGACACCCCGGCATACGCTGCCAAGGCTCGTTGCGAAGTCACCCAGGCTGTACCCTCCACCCACATCAAAATGGCTTTCGGGGCATCCTTCTCCACCTTGCGCAGCTTGTACTTCTCCTTGCGGAGCGTGTTCATCGTAATGTCACCGAACACGGCAAAATAGTAGCCGTCAGCCATGCGCTTACGTTGGAAACCGCCTTGATTCTCCAGAGAGACGACAAAAGCTGTCTTCGTAACGCTCTCTAAGTTATTCATGCCGCACCACCGCACGTAGTCCTTGTACAGGTTCGATTGCTTTATCCAGTTCACGGGTTCCAAGTCCACACCGTCTATCTTCGCAAACCAGCCGTTCACGCTCATGTACTTCAGCGGACTGCTGAACTCGGCCTGCTCGTCCTGAATGAAGCGGCTCAGGTTGATGTCTTGCGGCAAACGGTAGCCGTTCTTGATGAATTTCTCCCTGCCTTCCAATATCCAGTTCAGAATGCCGGGATATTCGTCCATCAGCTCGTCACTAAGCGTCTTGTTCTGCTTCTCTGGCGGTATCGTCACACTGAAGGGGATGATATAGATACGTCTCACCAAGGCATCGTCTTTCTTGTTGAAGATAGGCAACTGATTGGCATTGGCCATCAGCAACGGAATGTTCGTGGCCTTGAAGGGCGTACCATACAACTGACGGGCAGTGACGTTCTCACCGCTCACGATGGCCTTCAGACGGGCTGACTTCCTATAGAAGTCCGTAACCTCCATCTCAGTGCAGTAGTTCAGACGCTTGCCGTTAATCTCTGCAACGGACATGTCACCGTCGTTGCCGCGGGCACAAAGACGGCCTACCTCCTGCGTAGACACGCATTGTTCGCCAAGCACCCCGCACACCACGTTCTGTATCACACTCTTGCCGTTGGCACCCTTGCCAAGCAGTATCATAATATGCTCAATCTTCACCTTCTTGCGGTCTACGAACGTCGCACCAAGGAACATCTGCAACACATCCTGCAAATACTTGTCGGGCAACACCTGATTCAAGAACTGATACCAAAGGAACGTCCGAGCCTTCGGGTTGTAGTCGTAGTCCACCGTCCACATCTGGACGTACTTCTTGTTGAAGTTCCTATGAAACTCACCCGTCTCAACGTCAAGAGCTCCATTCTTGAACAACATGATATTGCTGCTCAACGTCAAGGGCTTCGAGAACACGACGTTGATGCAGTCGTCGTAGATGTCGGCCAGCTTCGCAAGATCGCCGTCGGGCAACTCTATCTTGTCGGACATGATGTCATACAACGCCCGCTTGAACGTCCTGATGTTAATAGGAGTGTACACCGTGCCGTTGAAGAAATGGAGCAGGCCGTTGAACAACCCGACTGAGCTCTTGTCAATAGCATGCGTCAGCAGGCGTTTCGTCCGGCCACGCCTATCCTCGCGCTTCTTCAGCGCACGTATCTCCTCCACCTTCTTGCCGTCATCGTCACGGATAATCAAATCCCACAACTCCTGCGTCAGTATCTTTACATTCTCCATATCTCTACTTTTGTCGTTATGTTTGCTGATGTATCATAGCAGCCTTAAACTTCCCGCACCCTCTCTCGCTCAACAGCCTGCACCGCGCGTCATACGGGCACCTGCCCAGCGTCGGCTTCCTCCCATGCACCGTCAGCGTATGGAACTCCGTCATAACGGTAAGGTGCGCACACTCCCCGCAAGTCGCGTTTGTAGCGACCGTGTCGCTACCACCACTCCTACCCGCCGATTTCCTTCTTCCTGCCATACTCAGCTATCAGCAAACAGTCTGCCGTAGCAAGCGTAATCTTCTTCCCAAGCCTCGGAAACAACTGCTGCGCCTTCGCCTTCAGCTTGTTCTTCCACTCGGTCTTGCTGTACCCACTCGACTTGCCGAGCTGATACGTCTTCTCCCACTTCTGAGGCGTCACCGTATTCGTCGGAATGCCCAATGCAAGCAATGCCATCTCCAACTGACCGCAGTGACGCGCAAACTTCGCCGTGGCACTCGAACTCTGACCGGGCATGCCGAAGCCCACAGCCTCCATATAGCACGTCACGGCATCACCGAACACGCCGGAACGCTGCTGCACATCACGCAGATAAGCGAGTATATCCTGCGGCGTCTCAGGCATCTTGTCAACAGAAGCCACCGCACCGCTGTCATCCAGCACTGCAATACCCCCGTTCTTCCCCGGGTCAATCCCGATAATCATTTTGCTCATACCTTCTTCTTGTTTAGTTTGTCGCGACCGAGTCGCGGATTTTAAAGTTTCTTGACAAATTTCAACTGCTCTCCGTCCCGAATATGGATAATGCCGGGATATTGCTTCTGCAAAAAATCCCACGCTCTCGTCTTGTGGCGATGCCACATGCTGACGGGATGGATGCGCTCGCCACTCGGCAACTGGTAGAAGTCGGCTTTCAGTCTGTCAACCAATTCGTAGTTCGCTGCCTTGTAGATTGTGCCCTTGTTGCCAGCCGTTGTGTCGGCATAACTGATAAGCACCTTCACTTCCGGGTGCGCCTTCCGCATATAATGATGGAACAGCGAGAGGGTGATGGTTTCGCTGAATTTCGGCATGTCATCGGAAAGCCACATCCGGTCAAACTCACGCACTTCATCGGTGTTATACGTTCCTTTTATTTTCGGACGGATGCCGTAACCGCATTGTAATGCTCCGCTCACCTTACCATGATAGATGACAAGCAATGACACAAAGGAATTTTTAGTCACCTTATGAGAATAGTGATGCTTGATGATAATGGAGTCGGCCTGAGACTTCTCGCATTCGAGTATCTTGATACCCTTTTCCGGCTGCTCATAACCTATTACCCCCCCCATTAAATCATAGACAGGGATTTTCCTATATCGTTTCCTGCTCATCACTTGTTAAACACCCGCTCCAGGAAACTCCTGTTGCGCAGACGCTCGTTCTCAATCATCAACTCGTTCACCTTCTTCCGCAAAGACTCAATCGCTTCCTTAGCATTCCTAAGCGCAACGAGACCTTCCTCGTGAACCTTGTTGGCACGGTTTATCAACGCATCCTGCTCAGCCAAAGCAGCCTCCAACTCACGCACCTGCTTCCACGTAGGGCGCACACGTTTCTTCACTGTTACTTCCTGTTCCATAATTCTTAATTTTCATAGTTCATTATAATTCACTAAACACTCTCATACACTCACAAGCAAAGTCCACTGCCTTCCCAAACTCCTTCGGGTCCGGCATCCTATAGATACTCGGCACGTGCAGGTCACGCCGCCACCTGTTGTGCTGCAACAGCACCGCACGGTAGTGACGCTCCTTCTCACGGCTCACAAAAGCACCCGTGTGGCAAGGCTCGTCGCATTCCACAAACTGCTCCAGAAATTGTTCTTCGCGATAGCAGATACCGCCACCATCTGCGTCCTCATGCTTGAACCAAGCACAGTTACCGCAGAATCTCTCTTCCTTGCTCATACACGGCCTCCTTTCTTAGGAAGGTAATAACGCCCATAGCCAAGATAAATCCCGTCGCCATTGTACTCCAACCTCTCACTCCCAAACACGTAACCACGCTTCTCATAGAACTCGCGAATCTCATCCAGCGACTTCTTGCCGAAACCCTCAATCTTCAGAAGACTCGACGCCGAAACACGCAACAAGTCCCCCAGCGTCTTTATGTTAGCACTCTTCAGGCAATTCAGAACGCGTACAGAGAAACCAAGGTCAATAAGCTTCACGTCACAGTCAGAAGGCTCATCCACATCTTCCTGCACACCTTTCGCCAGCTCCTCAGCAGCCATCTGGTCACGGATGATGTTCAGAACGTCATTGTAACCATAAGTGTAGCCCGACACGAAGAAATCCCTCACAATGCAGCGAACACCGCTGTCGTCAATGCCAAGACCCGCCGCAGAAGCCTTCTCGTAGAAGTCCTTCCACGCCACATCTATCAACTGACCCGCCTGCTCGTCATTCGGCAGGAATATCTTGTACTCTTTCCGTTCCATAGTCAAGTAAATAAATCAAGTTGTACTATATTCTTTATCTCTTGGAGCGTATCTAACCGTATCTCATGCCAGAAACTACCATCCGAACGCTGACCGGGAGAGTCGCTGAAGATATGGGGAACTTCCCTGTACGCCACTACTTCTCCGTGGTCGCCGAAGATAGGCACGTTCAACATCACAAAATAGCCCTCTACGCTTTCTCCCTTCGGAGTCCTGGCTCTATAACGATTCGGAATACGCATACCCTACGCCCCTGTATGACCGAAACCACCGCCACGGTCGTTAGACATATCCAATTCGTCAACACACTCCAACACTACCTGCGGTACCTCGATAATCTGCATCTGGGCAATCCTCGTACCCCTCTTCAATACCATCCCGTCTGCCAACGGATTCGTACCGTGTACCTTCAGGATGACACCGACATGACCACGGTAGTTCTCGTCAATCAAACCACGTATCACGTCCGCATCAACCTTCCAAGGACGACGCCAACCATCCTTCGCACTGATTTCAACGTCAATACCCTTCACGCTGAAACCACTGCGAGGCTGTATCGTAGCCGCATAACCACGAGGCAACTCCAACACGAAACCCATGTCGATAACCTGCCTGCCAACGTGCAACTCCACGTCAGAAGGAACATACAAGTCAAAGGCTGCCGCAAAAACATCGGACTTCGTAGGCATCATGCCTCCCTCTAACTTAACCTTAATCTTCGGAATCAATGTCCTCATACGTTTCATCAATCGACGAAACTTCACCCAATAAACCAAATCCAACCGCAAAGATACAACTATTTTAGTGAAATACAAAATACATTTCCCTACATTTTTACATCTTTAACGAACAAAAAACACAAAAAATGTAGAAAAAATCACGAAATATGTTGCAAATATAGCACTTTTTTTGTTTGATTTTTTAACGTAACTCGCTGATAACCAACAATATAACTCCAAAATCAAACACGTGCAATGTAATAATGTAGTAAAAGTCAAAACCCTTCCTTCCTTTTTAAAAGACTTTAACTTAAAAATACAGTCTTCTCTCCGAAATTTTACTGCATTTTTACATTGCAAAAATACTAACTCGCTATAAACCAACAACTTAAACGCAAAAATCAAACAAAAAAACACTATATTTGCAATGTTTTTCCAAATAAACAGACAAATTTAACCCACAAATAGACCGCTTTCAGACAACTCCAACACAACAACTCACTAACAACAACCACTAAAAACATCATAACAACAACACTAAAACAAACCTATGTTAAAACCCAAACACGCAATCTGACTGCAAAAATAAAAGAATTGAACAAAAATAGGAAAAAATTTGAGAAAAATTTCTGAGCAAAAATAAAAAAATTTTTCAAGTAAAAATAAAAATTTTTGAGCAGGAATGAAAGCGTATTTATATATCTAAAAAGGGGGGCGGGGGCTTATTTGAAGGGGTGCGCCTCCTTTCCTGGACGCTGCGCCGGATTCAGGCCCGCCACCCTTAAAAACTGGATTTTATACCTATAAAATCTATTTTAAACCCCCTTTTTCCTCGCTTATTTCGCGATATAACCGCATTAAAGCACAGGCGCGGCACTTACTACGCCACGGAAGGAAAAAGCGCCTTCTTTCCTCCTCTTTCTTCGTATCTTCCTTGTCGAAACCTTGTAATTTTGCTAACGAGATAAGGCCCTGCACGCTGTCCTTTCCGTGTAAATTTACAATTTCTTTGCTTAATTTTTTAACAATTCCGCGAGGAGTTTCTAACTCTTCCCTCTTTAACCTTTCCTCTTCTGTTTCTTCCTCGTCTTCCCTGGCTGCCCTTCTTACTTCTTCTAGTGTGTTTTGTGCGTTGATGGTGGCGCGTTGTTTTATCTTTGTTATTAGGATCTTTGCCCCTGGGTTGTTGTTGAGGTGTTCAGCTGCCGCGGTGTCTGATGCTGCCCGCGTGTCGTGTGTGTTGTTCTTACCTCGTGAAAAAAGCACGTGATAAGCGTCGGCGCGGTCGATCCCTGCGGCCAGCATGTGGGCGAAAATAACGGTTCTTTCGTCAATGTTATAATTACGTGCTGTTGTTCTGGTGGTGTCGGTGTACTGATATAACGTTGATTGTTGGGCCATAAATTAAAGCGTTGTTAAATTGTTAAAAATGGGTGTTTTGCTATGTAGAGGTTACAAAATTAGTGTTTTTCTTTGTCACTTCAAAAAAAAATGGTGTTTTTCTTCTTTTTTTAGTGATTTTCTTCTGTATTTATTTGGTAGTTTAAAAGTTATTTCGTACCTTTGCAATGTCAAGTTAAAACAAAGTCAATTAATAGAGCCGATGAGGGCGACGGCATAAAACAGCCCGCCGAAAATATGAAACGATTTGCAGATTATTTAATTATTGCAACGGTGTTATTATTCGCCGTAACTCCTTTTGCTATGCTTCTGGGTAGTGTTGGCGTTTTCGTCTTTTCTTTTGCTATGGTTTGCGCCTTCTTGTCGATGGGTTTGCAGGAACATATTTGCAGCCAGGAACGAAAGGAGCGCGAAAACGACGCCAAGCGTAGAAACATTGTAAGAAGTTTCCGCGATGGGATAATAACAGAAAGCGAGTTATTAGCCGTATTAAGGGAAATCAAGTAATTAAAAAGCCCGTCCGGGCTTCTCAGCTCAGGCGGGCAAAAGTCAAGTTAAAACAGCCTTTAAAGCCGTTACGGCTGCAAAGGTAGGCAAAAAGAATCAAATAACAAAGAATTATTAATAACTTTAACTTTTGCAGATATGAAAACGAACAAATTTAATTTAACAGAACGGGCCAAAAATGGCCGTAACGGTGTGCAACTGGTTTACGTGTTGGACTGCATCCGCAACAGCAGCAGGGCCACGGATGAGGGCCGCGAGTTCGCGACCGATGCCGACGCGCTCGGGTTCTTCTTTGAGTGCTTCGACGCCGAATTTAACTACCAGGCAAATAAAAGGCGTTTTCCGTGCCTTTCCGAGCGGATCGGCGATTATTTGCGCGGTCTTCCTTCGTGCTGCGATATTGACTACTGGAACGAAGATATTTTGAAGCTCGGTTTAGAGTGGGGCGTTATTGATTCCACCGAGGGCCGGAAGGCTGAGAAATTTGTTGAAAACTTCTTTACCGTGTGCGGGTGGCGTATTTGTCAGGCCGCAAAAAAGGTCGGGTTAAATCCTTATAAATACAGTGTTTAATATGGAGTTTTTTATAATTATTAGTGTGGCGGTGCTCATTGTAACCGCCCCCCGATTTAGGTATTATTTTTCAACATCACCAAACAATTTAAAACGCTTTTTATTATGAAAATACAGAATATTTACAGCACCGCCGGCAACCCTGTTGCAAATCAATTTGTAATAACAGACGGAACGCGCCGCGTTTTTCAGTCCTACGGCTCAATTATTTGCATTAATGACAACGGCGAAATAACTTTAGATGTTAATTTCTGGGACTACTCAAAAACCACGGGAAAATACAGAAATCTGTTTCTTTGTGAGACGAAGAAGGACACGGAAAGAAAGATAAAAAACGGTATTTACAAACTCGCAAATTTAAACGGCTGAAAATGGGCACTTTTATTTTACTTTGTGGGCTGTTGCTGGTGGTGACAGCTCACACCCCGGAAGAGTGGAGAAACATTTTTAACAACGTAAAAGAATAGAAAGGGCAAAATTATGATAAAGCAAAAAAGAGTTATCGCAACGATCACGGCAACATCTTACAAGTGCACAAGTTTTTACGGCAACCCATCACACTGGGTATGGTTCACCGATGCGGAGGGGCGCGAATACTACGGCCACACGGCCAGCGATGCGGCATGCGGCTATAGTGTTACAAACTACTTAAATAAACCCGCCGAAATTGTGTACCATTACACCCGGCGCGGCACGTTGATAATTGAATTTATAAACGATATTAAAAAGTAAGAAAGGGCCTAAATTATGACACGCAGGAAATTATTTGCCGATGCTTTGACGGCTGCGGGTATCGACTTAAGCAAAGATTTTTTCGAGCTTTCAAGTGGTGAAATTTCAAAGGTTGACGAAATACGGCGGGCGTTCCGCTACTCTGGCAAAAATAGCATTGGCCGCTCACCGGCTCGGCAGTTTTATTACAGCGCACAGGCGGCAAAATAACGGCATTTAGGCGGTTTTCTCCCTTCTTCCCTGATAACTACAGGGCGACGGGGTAAAACACCGCCAGAACGAAAACTAAAGCGTTTTTTACTATGTACGAAACAGAATATTTTAACGGCTTTGCGGTGTCATTCTGGGCGGGCATCTACCACGCCACCGACGGAAAGCGCCGCGTTTCTGGCGATAGGATCGCCGACGTTTACGAACAAATTACAAACTTAATAAATTAGTGAACTATGCGCAAACAATACGAAATTTTTTCAGGCTCGAACCGTTGCGAAATCACGGCGACGAGCATCGAGGCAAGGGCCTACGCTTGCGGGATGGCTGAAGCGTTCAAGATGGCCGGACAGCCTACGAAAATACAAGTTTACAACGTAGAAACAGCAAGCAAAATTTTTGAAACCTTTTAACCCATTTAGCCCGCTGCAAATTTATCGGTGTACCCCTGGCGAAAAGGGGAGCGGGCACAAATTAAAATACTTTTGAGTTATGGCAAATTTAGAAATTATCCGCGCACGATGGCAGCAGGCCGCAAAGGTGGCAGGGCTGCAAAATGTTGTAACGCTCGCCAACGGTGAGCAGCTGAAAGGGCGTTATTTTCTCACCGAGTCAGGCAGCGCGACGGCCTCGCACGACGTTTTAAATGGCTTTAGAATGTCGGCAGGATTCCCCACCGATGACAACGGCGGCAGCGTGAACGATCGCGACTACTGGCACGACCACGACGCGCAGCAGATAACGCGCGATATTGCACGCAATTACGACGGCAGGGCCTTACAAAGTCCCGTTATCGTGTCGCCTGACGGTGTTATATTATCCGGCAACGGTCGCACGATGGCGGGAGAACTGGCAGCGCACGACGGCACGGATGGCGCGTACATTTCGCACCTCGTGAATTATTGTGCGCAGTTCGGCTTTACCGCTGACCAGGTGCGCACGTTCAATCACCCGCGCGTGCTGTTTGAGCTCGAAAACGCGCTACCATACACGGCAGCGACGTTTGCAAAGTTCAATCAGCAGGAAATGAAAGGCCAGAATAAGACCGAGCAGGCAATCAAATTCGGCAAGATGGTGAACGATGAAACCTTTGGCCGTATCGTCGCCACGATTAACGGCTTTGAAACTCTTGGCGATTTCTACGCATGCACGGAAGCCGCGACGCGTTGTATTAATGACTTGCGCACGGTGGGCGTTATTGACGCAATGACCTACGCCACACTATTCGACGGCGACACGATCAGCGCAGCAGGCAAAGAAACTTTAGAAAATGTATTAATCGGCAAAGGCTTCGCCGACAATCCAGACGCGGCCCGGCAGCTGACCACGTTTAAAAGTTTGCGTAAATCGGTCGTTTTCGCGCTCTCAGAGGTCGCAAACTGCCTTCGCTTGGGTGATGGCTACGCGCTTACTTTTGAACTCTCACAGGCAATTAATTTGTCCTATATCGCACGGCAGCACGGTTACAAGGCAGGCGAGCGGGTGAGCAACTACGCACGGCAAATCGACGCTTTCAGCGCTGAGACAATTTGCGACTATAAAGATACAGTTATTTTGACTTTGGCCGACGCCCTGAACGATGACAAAGTTACGTTATTAAAACGCATTTTGGCCGTTTACAACCATCAGGCAGCAGACGCGGCCAACGGGCAAACGGATATGTTTTGCACGTCAGGCGTGAAGACTAAAGCCGAGATTTTGCAAGAGGTTAAAGCCCTTTTCGCAACAGGCAGCACCAAGGAACAAAACGCGGCTGTTTCGGCATCCGTCGAGACGCGCACGGCGGCAAATCTGTTCATCGCTGACGAGCTGACAAAAGAGGTGCGCAAAGGTTCTTTTGTCCAGTATCGCACAAAGGCGGGCGATTCTATCGTTTGCAAGGTTGACGCGCTGAAAGGCACTATCGCTTACCTTATCGGCAAAGGCGGCATCAAATTCTGGTGTTCGGTGTCCGACCTTATCGCAACAGCCGACCACAATTTAAGTCTGCCCGAATGGTTAACGCCTGGCAACGTGATAACGGATGGCGTAAGCGCATCGCAGCGCATTATCGCAATAAGCGACACGCACGTTATATTTGAGTGGATTAACGGCGGTTATTTTGAGGCCGCTATTACTACCGTTTTGCAGGGCTGGCGCCCATCGGCAAACGGCGTGTGCGAAGTTCTGGAGATAGCATAAAGTTTAACAATTAAAGATAGGAGATTTTATTATGACAAACAGAGAATTTATTGTAAGAGAGTTTGAAAGCGGCCACACTGTTTGGCGATACACCAACACTTCTGGCATCAGCTACACGAAGATCAACAACGGCGTTTGGCGTGTTCGTCACGGACTTTGCAGCTGTACGGACAAAACTATCAGTATGCAAACGGCTATCAGCCAGTTATTGCGCAATTTCAAGCAAATTTCAAACATTCATTAGAACAGGGCGGCAACCTATAAGCGGCACAAGATTATGATTAAGCTCTACAAGTTCAAGACAAACTTTCCGAATTGCATGAAGCAAAAGGAGTTGTTCGGAAATAGCAAAGGCGAGTACGACAAGCATTTTCGCCAATGGGTAGATTGGTGCATATTGTATTGCGGAAACGCGAACATAAAGACAAACGGCAATAACTACACCATCTCTTTCAAGTACGGAAACGAACGTTTTAAGTCCGAATGGATTGAGTACTAATTGGGCAACAGTGGTACAAAGTCAAACATTAAATCAATAATTTTTCACATTTTAATATAGGAGGTTTTATTATGGCAACAAAGAATTTGCAGTTTGTGCCCTGCTACTACGAATGGCACTTGACAGACGAAGAAGGGAACATTCTTCACAATATGGTTCTCGACTCGGAAGACCTTTTCCACGAAGATGGAACGCAAATGGAACTCGACGAGGTTATAGAGCTTTGCGAAGATGATTTGTTAGCAGCTCAGCAGTGCTATTTAGACGGAGAGGAATATAACGGCGTAAAAGCCGAATGGAAGACCCCAAAGGAAATCGCACTGGCAGCGGATGTTATGGCAACGGCATTATATAACTATTATTTCGCATAAGGAGGGCATAATATGTTAGGTTTAATCCTTTGGGCATTGATTTTCATCGTTATCGCGGCGTGTCTTTTGCCGTGGTGGTTCTTCCCGGCTGTTATCGTCGCATCCATCGCCTATGAGTGGCTGTTTGGCAGCAAATTTTAGCCGCTCACGCCCTTAATCGCAACAGGGCGTACGGTTTATCACAAAGTTAAAAACAACGTCTTACAATCAAAATTTGGTACACACATGGAAGAAAAGAAACATCGCGGCAGACCACGCCGCCAGTACGAAACCATCCAAATCGGATGCAGGATCGAGCGCGTTATCTATGACGAGATAAAACGACGCGACCCCAAAGTGAACATGACTCAGTATATTAACAACGTATTGAGAAAGGAGTTAGGACTATGACCAGAACATTAACAGCCGCTTTTTTGGAGAAGTACCCGAAGAACGGCATACTTGCCGAGAAATGGCACATCGCAACAGGCACGCCCTTTGAATGGGGAAGCCTGACAAAGCCCAACATGGCACGTTTTGCCGACTGGCTATGCGGCAATGTCGCCCAGTCATCCGCACGCCAATACTGTGCGAAGCTGAAAGCCGTCATCGAGGTTTATGCCGACGAGTTGACTTTGCCGAAGGAATGGCGCAAAGCCCTGAGCGTGAAAGATGATGAATCGCAAAACGTATATCTCACTGAGCAGGAAATACAGCGCATCATCGAATATAAGCCCGACACGCAGACCGAAGCCACCGTGCAGCAGCAATTCATACTCGGATGCCTCACGGGAGCCAGGCACAGCGATTATTCGCGATTTAGTGAAGCCAACATCACCCCCACTGGCAATCTTGTCTACGTCTCGCAGAAGACGCACGTAAAAGCCGAGTTGCCGTTATCGCCCGTTGCCCGCGATATTCTATTCGCAGAAGGGCGCACGTTTGCAGGGGCCTATAAAAACGAGGTGTGCGACACCACGTTTAACGACACCATCCGGCGCATCTGCTATCTGTGCGACATCGACAGCGAGATACAACTATATCGCCGTGGCCAGTTCTCCAGAATGCGCAAATGCGATGCAGTGAGCAGCCACACATCGCGGAGATCCTTTTGTACGAACCTGTATCTACGCTGCCGCGACTTGCTACTCGTTTCTCGACTGGCAGGGCATACGAATACTGCCATGACTGAGCGTTATATTTGTTGCGGCATGGAGTCTATGACCGAGCGGGCAATGCAATATTTTCAGCAATTTAAGACCGAAACCGCATGACAAAATATGATGAATATTTTTGGCAACAACACGACGGCCTTGTAAGGGCCATCGACCTGCCAATGGACTACAAACTCCACGACCAGCGCATCTTCTGCGTGAACACCGAATGTTTCCTGCGTGAAAAGTGTCTTTTCTTCTCGCGCTTCAAAGGACATTTCGACGCCAAGCTCATGCACGGCGGAGTGATTGCCGACCAGAAGGGAACGCGCAAGCGCAACACATGGGACAAGCACTATCCAAAACCGCACTATTTCAATGCCTCTTTCGGCTTCTATGTATCGCAACAGGGCGTTACCTGTCCGCATTTCCACGAGTGACGTACTCCACGACTCTCTGCACCGCTGTATCTACCTTCCGCTGGTCGTGCGAAATGTACCGAGACGTGACGTTCTTCGACCACGAGTGGCCAAGGCACATAGCTCCTTTTCTTCAATGAAGGCGCTAATCCTCTTTATAACTTCAGCTTCTTTCATTGTAAATATTTGTATTAATCCGCAAAAATTCTATAAAATATCACCCAATTTGCACAAGTTTACAAAATATTCACTATATTTGCACCTGTGTTCGGATATAAACAACAAGTCCGAGTTCATCAGCGACGGAAGTTGATTCCCATCGGCACAATATAGTCACCTGCAAAGATAGGAAAAAACTTTTAAATCGCCAAACAAAAACAACAAAATTATATAAACAAGAATGAAAATTACCGTCAACGACATCCGTAAAATCAAAGTAGGAAAGCCTTTAATTAGGCTTCTCCCTGAGAGAAAAGAGTGTTACTACACGAGGAATTTGGTTACTTATGTAAACAATTCCTATCCCGTAGAAGGCTACCGCTACACCGTCCACGTGACGAAGGAGAACATCGTGTCAATACAACTTGTAAAGAAAGACGAAAATGAAAACGAATGTGACTAAACAAGCCGCTGTCAGCCGGTGCGACAAACTCTTCCTTTCTCAGAAGGAAGCTGTCAAGTACATCGGGATGTCGAAAGACTGGCTCGAAGCACGACGCGAGGAGGGTGTCCTGCATTACTCCAAGGTAGCCAACGCCATCTTCTATATAAAGTCGGAAATCGACCGCCTCATCACCGATGGAGCCTGCTCCGGCAGGCAGGCGTTTCGTCAGGAAGTAGCCAACAGCAAATCCGAAGCCCTATGATGACGTTTGTTATCCTCAGCTGCCTGGTCGAAGTGTTTTCCACACTTATGTTCGCAGCAGCGATCGTGTTGGGCATCCGCGAAGTCATCCTCTACTTCCGCGACGTGCCGTTCCTCTTTAAGAAATGATATTAACCCGCCAGCCGTGAGGCCCGCATAACAAATACCGCCTGTAAAGGCAGGCGTGCGGTGAAAGCCCGCCGACGAAAACTCATTAACCAATCCAACCCCGCCCTCTCGTGTGAGGGCTTTATGCCGCAGAAAGTCCGTAAGTGGATGCCAGAATCAACTGGAGACAACCTACCACCATCCGCAGGAGCAACGGACAAGTAAATTTGGTTTGAGCGAGGGTTCGATTCCCCCTGCGGCACTTTGGAACGTGATACAGCCTTCATCTTAATAAGGCAGATTAGGCGCCTGCCCTGACGTTCCGCTCGTTCTTTGACTTCTTGAAACAAAAAATATCACTCGCTGGGAGGTGCAGTATGACTGCGCGGACGATGATTTACACTTTTAGCCATAATTACGAATTGTCCGTGAGCTGGGTAGCGCCAGCCGCCTCCTTTTTATATATGGGAGCCCTCGGTGGTTTGAGACACTGAATCAAGAAAAGTATAACAAACCAGCATTCCAGTTCAGCAGTCCTGCCTCTTTAAAAGTTTTCTTGAGCTGAAGGGGCTGTGTAGGTCTCTACGGAGGAGTTCGATTCTCCTCGCTCCCACAAAATCGGAGGAATGGGTACTGCGAAGTACAAGCAGAACCGCCGGACGAAACCTCCACGGAGTCCTCGACACTCTGTGACAGGTGTAGGGATTCGACTCCCCCTTTCTCCCCAAAAACCCGTGAGGGCGGTTCTCTTCTTTTATTACATTTTATATTCTTATTTCATTTTGGTATTACAAGCCCGTGAGGGTGTTTTCCTGATTGACTTATTCATATTAATAGGTACATTTGGCCCACAGCGGTGGGCTTTTCATTTGAAGTTTCTGTTTGTTTAATGATAAGTGCCAGCGGACAAAGGCTTTGAACCGATGAAGGCGGGCAATATACCCGCATTTTTCCGAATAACATTTTTAATTCATATATGCAAACAAATAATTCTTTATGAAACACCTACTCTTCACCTCCCTCCGCCAGTGGCGCATCTGCATGGCGGCAGGCTGCGCCAAGTTCCTATGGGGACTATGGCGCATCGTCAGCGGCATCATCTTCGGCATCCTATCCGTCTTCTGGTGGATAGGACGGCTCGTCGAAGCCTTCTGCCGCCGTGAACCTATCGCAGCAGCCGTCATCGCCGTCCTGCTGCTCATCCTCTCGTTCGGGTGGCTCTCCACCTATGTATCAGCACGCACACACCTCACCACCGCCGAATATCAGCGCGACTCCATCGGCTACGTCCTCGACCGCTACATGCAGGCATACGACTCCGTGGTGGTAGACGGCGACACGTTGAAATACCAAAACTAACTCTCTATGCCGAAATTACGCATCAACAGCGTGCTCAGCCACGAAATGCTCAGTACGTTAGACGACGACCAGCGACGTTCATTCGTCAAGGAGAACGCCGCTTTCATACTCACCAGAAGGACATCCGACAAAAAGGGGCCGCTTGTAGACATCGACGACATGAGAATCTACGACCTCGACATCGACTACCTCGTCTTCGACGCCCACTACAACACACAGGGGCACCTCTATGCGAGCATCGAATGCCATCGCGTGAATGGTGAGATTGTAACCTCCGAACCCATTATAGATTACAAACATTATTAAAAACCGAAAAAATTATGATTAAAATCACATTTGAAATCAGCGAAGACTTTATTAACGAGAAAGCTGACATTACCAATCTTCCCGAAGGATTAACTGCATCAAGTGCTTTAAAATTTTTTGAAGATATGGTGAGTTTCACCTTTATTAAAGAGGCTATCAAATCAGGCACAACAGAGTTCTATGTAACTCCTGATAAATTAGGCGAACAGTATATGAAGATATATAACCTATTTATAGGAGAAATATGTGCCCTTGCCGCCTTCTCCGAAACGGACAATAAAAAAGAGTGAGCACATGTATGAATAGGATAATAAAATTCAGAGGTAGAGTCAACGGCCAGTGGGTGTATGGCGACTATGCTCACGGCAGGTATATCAGTTGCGATGGAGTTCTTCACGATGTAGACCCAGACACCATCGGTCAGTATTCGGGAGTCCACGACAAGAACGGCAAGGAGATATATGAGGGCGACATCGTAACGATGATGCGTACACCTGAAAACAAGAATAGGAAGGCCATGCTTACAAGGCACATCGTCACACCTTATTCCGTATTGGACTGGACGCTGAAATCTCTGACCAATGGCGTGTTGCCGCATTCAATGATGGGTTTCTCTGACAGGTGGAGTAGCTATAAGATGGAGGTAATCGGCAACGTCCACGACAACCCAGAGTTGACATACGAGGAAACGCTTCCACCGCCAAGGAGCAGAAAGAAAAAGAATGGCACTCTACAAGTGGAGTTCGTTGTAAAGGAAAACCCAAAAAGAGAGCCGTATATCGAGCGTTCCGGCAATAATGCGAAGGTCATCTGCGAGGTAACACAAGAAGAGATGAATAATGCCGTCAATCAAGCAATAGACAGTAGAAAATGAGCTACAAAGACCAGAAACTCGCATGGCTTGCCAAACACCCACGCGCCACCACCGACGAAGCCTACGAAGCAGGCTACCTTCAGTGCATTGACAACTATTGCAGCAAAGAAACCTTTACTAAACAAAAACAATGTTCACGCCAAAAGACGGACAATACTACTACTCGCCGCACGGATATGCCTGGGGCATCTGGCTCCACCACGACAACGGAGACGGCCATTCAAGCGCTGACTTCATCAAGGATTGCTACACCAGAGAGGAAGCAGCCGCAGAAGTGAAAAAACTCAACAAATGGTAATATGCTTTTAAACAATTTCATCACTAACGACCGAGGCATCGTCATCAAGAAATGCTGTGCCTCGTGCATACACATGGAGCCGGAAAACGAATTTCGGCGGAAATGCAAGATAGGAGAGGGTTCCGTCAGGCCGAGCGGCCTATGCTCCGACTGGGCAATGCGCGAGAATCTGTGCAATGCCGGAAAAGGCGACGGGAAAATCAAGAAGAAACACTATCTCAAATACGTTCACGACTACCAGCAGCCGCCAGACCCGCTGCCACGCGTCCCCATCAACACCATCCGACGCGAATACGAGGAAGAACATGGTTCAATCTATTTAAATTTCTAACAATATGAACGAAGTAACAGTTACAACACAACAACCGCAGTCGCTCCAGCAGCTTATGAACAGCGGAGCGGTCATGAAGAAACTCAACGACGTGCTTGGCTCAGAGAAGAAGGCCGCATCGTTTATCTCGTCAGTAATCAGCGTCGCCAACGGAAACTCCATGCTCCGAAATGCAGCACCGATGACAATCCTCGGCTCGGCAATGGTAGCAGCGACGCTCGATCTTCCGGTCGTGCCAACACTCGGTCTTGCCTACATCGTTCCTTACAAGGGGCAGGCTCAGTTCCAGTTAGGCTATAAAGGACTCATCGAACTTGCCGAGCGTTCAGGACAGTTCAAGAACATCATCGACGAGGTGGTCTATGAAGGCCAGTTGGTGAAGAAAAACAAGTTCACTGGTGAATACGAGTTCGACGAAGATGCGAAGACCTCCGACAAGGTCTTAGGGTACATGGCCAGAATGGATCTCGTCAACGGATTCTCCAAGACTATCTTCTGGACGAAAGAGGAAGTCGAGGCCCACGCCAAGAAGTACTCGCAAGCATTCAGCAGGGGATATTCCTCACCGTGGAAGTCAGATTTCGATGCAATGGCACGCAAGACAGTCCTGAAGGCGCTGTTCTCAAAGTATGCGCCTAAGTCTGTAGCCATGCAGCAGGCCGTCAAGTTCGACCAGGCAGTTATCCGTCCAGACGGCATCACCGAGGACGACCTCGTAATTGATGCGTTCGATGCCGAATACATCGACAACGAGGCTCCCGTCGCCGAAGCCGCCACCGAGGAGGTAGACCCCTCCAAAGACCTCTTCGGAGACACCCCTAAAGACACGAAGAAAGGAGAGAAGAAATGATAGAACAACGTTCTAACGAGTGGTTCCAGCAGCGATTGGGCATGATTACTGCCTCCGAGTTCTTTAACCTTATGAAGAACTCCCGTCAGGAAGTACCCATGTCGCCCGAAGAAATCGAAGCCTACAAGGCCGAACACCCGCGTGCCAAGAACATTCCGACGACGAAAAAGGTAGAGGTAGCGTTTTCCGACGCTACCTACACCTACCTCAACCGAAAGGTCATGGAGCGTTACATCCCGAAGGACACCGGCACCTGCGACGAATACATTGAGACCCACCAAATCTCAAATGCAGCCATGCGCTACGGCACTGACCTCGAACCGATGGCTCGCGATGCCTATGCCGAGAAAATGGGCTGCGAGGTGATGGAAGTCGAGTTCGTACCGCTCAAAGGTTTCGAGACTATCTGCGGCGTGTCCTCCGACGGCATCGTGCGCGGCGAGAAAGGTGGCATCGAACTGAAGTGCCCGTTCCTTATCGAGCATCACCTCGACTATCTCCTCCTCGAAAATATTGACCAACTCCTCGAAATGAGGCCGGAGTATTACTGGCAGATGCGCCTCAATATGCTCGCATGGGATTTGGAGTGGTACGACTTCGTGTCCTACTGCCCCTACGTCTCGCCGTCAAAGCAACTCAAAATCCTGCGCATGTATCGCGACCGCGACATCGACGAAGAAATGCTCCGGCGACTCTCTCTCGCCCGCGACCACATGGGTAAACTCTTCACCAAGCTCAACAACATTCAAACCATCATAAAATAAACAATCCGACATTATGAAAAATCTTTACGGGTCAATCGACCTCACCCTCATCGGGCGCATCGTCCGACAGCATCCCGAACTCATCCGCAAGGTGCAGTTCAAGGACGGCGAACACCAGCTCCTCAACATCGACATCCACGACAAGCGCGAGGCCGACCAGTACGGCAACGTCGCCTACATCAAGGCAGCCTGCAAGAAAGACCAGCAGCGCGAAGGTGTCAACTACTACCTCGCCAACCTGAAACTCTCGCAGTTCCAGGACGAACAGCAGCAGTCGCCCGTTCCCAACGCCCAGCCCTACAACCAACAGCAGGCACCAGCACCGATTGATGAGTCGGGACTTCCATTTTAATATTCAGTGTGCTGCGGTATCACCGCAGCCACTCTTAAACCCAGTTTTAATATGGCCACAAGCATGGAGAAGTAAATTATTTAAGAAATAGCCGAATGGAAAGAACATCATTCGTTTTTCATAAAGAATGGAGGTTAGCCACAAAGAATCTGCCAACCGACGTCAGGGCTGAAATCTACGATGCCATAATAGAGTATGGCCTTTCGGGGACGGTTCCGGCGGGCATGAAGCCGATGGCAGGTGTAGCGTTCAACTTTATTAAAGACGATATAGATAAAGACTTGGAAAAGTATACTGCCATCTGCGAAAGAAACCGCGCTAATGGACGTCGTTCTAAAGGCAGACCGAAAACCCAAAGAAACCCAAAGAAACCCAGTGGGTTATCTGGGTTATCGGAGCAAAGCGAAAAACCCTCCGAAATTCCTTTATATAAAGGTGTTCCAGAAGAAAAACCCAGTGGGTTATTTGGGTTATTGCATGACGGAAAAAGCAGTCTAATAAAAGAAAGAAAAGACTCTTTCCCCTCTGCACTCCCTAATCTTCAAAAGAAAGAAAACAACACGTATATTAGCGCGCGCGAGGAGGAGGTTTCTTTTGAAGAATTTTGGAACGCTTACGGCTACAAGAAAAGCAAGTTGCAAGCAGAGAAAGCATGGAAGCGTCTATCTCCTGCCGATAAATCTAACGCCCTCGCCTCGATACCTGCGTACAAAGCCGACTGCCAATCATGCGGACGCAGCATGAAATACCCTGCTACCTACCTCAATGGCAGGACTTGGGAAGATGATTTTAACTCTAACAATAACCCCTATGCAACAACCAAAACCAATCAGCAGCCTTATCACGACAGCGACCACCCGACAAACGACGAATTGCGGCAGCAGACTGCCGACTACATCGCCAGCTATCTCGCAAAAGGCTGACATCATCCGACGCCGCTTCGGCACGAAAGAGGAGTTCCTGATGAAGGTGAACCCCGATCTGCAACCATACTTCGCCGGAAATCTTCAAAAAGCCATCATGGGCGACTATCCGACACTTGCCGACATCAATCTCGCCTACGATGAGCAGTTCGCAAGTATGTGGCTCGTGGCGCAAATCGCCAACCTCGCATCCTTTACAGGCTCCAAAAACCTCTCCTTAGACCAGGAGCGCGACCTCGCACGCGTCATCGCCACCGAGTATCACTATTTCAAGATTACCGAACTCCTCGTCTTCTTCTACCGCTTCAAGGCAGGCCGTTACGGTCGTTTCTACGGCTCCGTAGACCCGATGGTGATAACTTGTGCCCTCCGAGAGTTTCGACGCGAGAGAAACGATTTAATCGACCTCTACGAGCAACAGAGACGTGAGGAGGAGGAAGCCGAGTACAACAAGGCGCACCCTCCCATGACGCGCGACGAATGGATTGAAGTAAAAGCCATCATCGCCATGTACAACTCCAACTACACCGTCTAACCCTCAGTAAAATCTCCCTATGTACTACAAAGACCCCGGTTATTGGCGAGATTGGTATTGGAACCGCGGAGGCCGCGAGAAAGTCCAAGCCAGACGCTACATCAACGAATACAAACGACTCCTAAAACGACAGCAAGAAAATGAAAAAGGAAAATGAAAATAAACCCATTTACACCTTACGTCTCACCGAACGTCAGGCCAAACTCCTCTCCTATGCCTGTGACAGATTCTCTCGCCTTATCTGCGGTCAGGACGGCTCTTTCCAAGAACTCATGGAAGAAGCGTGGGAAAAACGATGCAAAGAGGCCGTAGGCGGTCACGGCATGGATAAGGAATGGGATGGCGGCTGGAGCAATATGCGGCAGGATGCCGAAGCCATCTGCAAGCAGATAAAGAAACGCTTCTGGGGCTTGGATTGGAGAGCCCTTTACGGAGTTAAATACGATGACACAGCAGACATTTTATTCGATATACACTGCGTCATTCGGCATCAACTGTGGATCGACCGTCCAGAAAGCGAGAAATCGCACATCACCGTCGATGCCTACCCCGCCATGCGGTTCGGTAGCGAGCCGTTGGCTGAAATCACGAAAGTTACAAACCCTAAAACTGAAAAGAAATAATGAGCAGGACGATTAATTTTTCAATTGACGACGGAGAAATTTTAATCATGCAGGACAAGATAAACGCTGCCAAAATTATAGGCAGCACGATTAAAGTGTGGTTAAATAACGATACTTTGAATGAGTTTAATTACGAAAATAGAGAAAAGGCAAAAGAGGATTTTGCCAAGTTTAAGAAATACCTAAACGAAGATGATGAAAAAATTATAAATGAAAAGTTTATTGACAAGGCTTGCGAATGGTTAAAGAAAAACCGTAAAAACTATTCCTCAAATGCTCTTGGGGAAGAATATCTTATTGATGACTTTAAAAAAGCAATGAAAGGAGAATAAATTATGACGGCAGAACAATTTATTAAAGATTACACTCGGACTGATAGTAACGAGCTTATTGCCATTGAGGATATACACGGCAAGAAAGTAATATCCTATCATGAGTGGTTGACTCCTGAGCAAGCGCTTAGGGCTGTTGAATTAGGAAGAAACAACCTTTGGAAGCCTGCCGATGGTGATTACTTGCCAGAGATAGACAGGGAGGTTGTGGTCTTTATCCAGAACTTCCCTGAAGATGCTGGCATTATGAAAGTCGCTATAGCACATCGTCCTAACCCTAATGGGTGGGATGGAAGAAATATATTAACAGGAGAGGTAGACCACTACACACCAAAAACCTATGATAAAGGTGGTTGGAACATACCTGATGTGAGGTGGTGGTTAGACTTAGATTTACCTAAAATGGAGGAATAAGTTATGACGGACAAAGAGAAATTAGATGCTATAAGAGCAGAAATACATAGACTTGTAGATGTTAGAGGTTATGATAGAGGAATGGCAAATGACTTGTTTACTTTTATGGACTCACTTCCAAATGAGCCTGTAAGCAATGACTTGGAGAAAGAAATTATACAAGTATCAAAAAATGAGTATTTTGATTTTACTGATTGGAAGTCTATTGCTCGTCATTTCTATGAACTTGGACTAAAAGCAATGGAGGAATAAGTTATGACAAAAGAAGACTACATGAAGCTTTCAAAAGAGAGACTGGCTGAACTCTTAGTAGAAAGAGATTCAAAGCCAGTTATTCCTATTTCCATTGGGACTTATCGCCCTTCCTGTTATGAAGGTGGCCCATGTACCAACCCATTTCACGATTGTATAAACTGCCCACACCAAAATAGTGACGGAACTTATACAACTAATACATCAATGACTATTAAAACGCAATAATCATGGAAGTATTAGAGATAGTAAAATACCTATGTGAGTTCTTCTTCACTAACTTTTGGCATTGGTTAGGGCTTATTATAGTCCTTGCTATTGTTAGTGGCTCAACCCTTATCAAAATCGAAAAATAGGAGGAGTAGTCTATGAATATCATCAAGAGATTATTCTGCAAGCATGACTATGAATTTGTCCGTAATATCTATGGCGATGAAATTAGGTATTTAGGATGGAAGCGTAGTGTGTGGAAATGTAGTAAATGCGGTAAGATTAAGTATTCAGAACATCTAAAAGAATAAGTTATGAAAGCAAATGAATTAATGGTTGGTGATTATGTCACTGTAACACCGAGTGGCATGCTTATCCAAGTAGCTGCCACACATAAAAGGAAGGTAGCCTATCATGCCTGTACAAGTAAACTATCATGGGTAAGAGAAGGACTATTAAGACCAATACCACTCACACTAGAAATATTTGAAAAGATAGGTTTTATGTCATTTTTTGCTTCGCAATTTATCTTACCTGTTGAGAGCACAGAAATCTGTGTAATTATTGCTCCAATGGCAGGACTTCCAAATGCAAATGCTGAATGGATAGTGTCTATCAAAAACGGCTATACAGATGTAAAAATTCCAATAACCTATATCCATGAACTTCAGCATGCATTGAAAATTTGTGGAATTAAAAAAGAGATTAAGTTATGAAAAGTTATACAGATTTAGAGCAGTCCAAGAAGTTGGCAGAGATACTACCGATAGAAAGTGCGGATATGTTCTATTATAAAGACGCAGTAACAAAAGAAGATAATCCTCGGGTTATGGATTACTCGCAAGTACCTAAGAACAAAAGTATGTATTATACTCCTTGTTGGAGTTTTGCTGCATTGTTTAAAGTTTTGCCATCATCTACATTAGATAGTTCTAATGACCACTATTATAGGCTGCATTGCATGGAAAGATTCACTGAATGGTATGACAATCCTGTTGATGCTTGCGTGGAAATGATTATTAAACTCAATGAATTAAACTTGCTGTAATATTATAATAACCCACTATCCTATTCCAAGTATGACCTCTTAGGTAGAGCTTACGGTGTGTGGATAAAGACGCTTGGTAAAACCACACTGGGTTATTTTAAATCTCGCGAACTTAAAATGTTGTGATTATGGAAATAGCTAAGTATTTATGTGAATTTTTCTTCTGTGATTGGGTGCATTATCTTCAGTTGGTATTGATTTTTGCAGTAGCATCAAGTAGTAGCACAGTAAACATCAGGAGAAAATGAAAGCATCCGAATGTAGATTTAAGTTAGAAGAAATTGATAAAAAGTATAAGAAATGAAGAAAATTGAAAGAATAAAGGACAAGGTTATCATTGCCCTCGTGTATCTGATAACCATCACCCTCGCAGTCCTCCTGCTGATGAGCTGTAATGCACGAATTGAAAACTCCACCTCCAAACGTTGTTATTGCAACCAAGATAGCATCAAGGCGTACATACAGCAGGAAGTCTCCAAACAACTCACCGAAATCTACGACTAATATGAACCAGAACAAAATCATCCAAGCAACACAAGTCGATGAAAGGTGTCTCAGTGACATCTACCGCCTACCGTGCGTGTATCAGATAGCAAAGCAATATCCTATCGGTATAGACACTTGCGAGAAGGAATTGACATCGACGTATCGCAACATCGTTCTCGTAAACACCGGAGCCAATGAAGTTACCGATATGGCCGTCGATACCGACTGGCTCTGCCAACTGCAAGACGGTACGTGGAAAGTACTCACAGACGAGCAGTATAAAAAGATTAGCAAGTAGAACCATATATGATTGATTCTTTATTATATTTGTATTAGTTGCACTCAGCGGAGTGCGTGAATTGAAACGTCCGTGAGGATAGACTAAGTGTACATAGGCTTTAATGATTGTTTAAGATGAAGCAGCCCCACCCGTCCGTGATGGATAGGTGGGGCTTTTTTGCGTTCTGTATGTTGCGATATTATCGCAGCTCCCTGCACCTCGGACACAGCACCCAAGCCGCAGCAGGCCATAGCAGCCGGCCCAACTCACCCGACAGGTACGCCGATTCCTCGCTCTTCGGGTCTACGCCGTAGTAGTTGCTGATGTGCTCCACAATGTGCTTCTTCTCGTGGTCGATGGAGTCGTACATCTGCGAGGCATCCGTTGCCCTGCTGATGAACACCAGCGAGAACTTTCCCACGTAGTCCGTCAGCGTGTAGCCACTGTCGGGCTGCGAGAGCGTCATGCAAATCTCCTGTGCCTTGTAATCCGAGACACCCACGGAAAGCAGAGACTCGTACACCTCGTTCAAGTCCCTCTCTCCGTCGATGTCGAACGTCGCCATCACCCACCAGTCGCGCCTTCCGAGCCAAAAACCAGTCTGCACCATAAGCCCGTCAGATAAAGCGTTCCCAATGAATCGGCATGTTCTTCAAGTCCATCTTGGCGCAGAAGCAGGCAAGCACAGCTTCCGGGCAACCGTCAGGGTCGTTGATGGTCTCGTCAATGTACTTCGCCTTCACCTCCTTCGTCGGCAGGCTCTCCTCGTAGTCGGCCTTAATCATGTTGGCGAGATACAGCACATCGTAGATGCACTCCTCGGGAATCTTGATGCCCTGCTGCTTCATCATCTCCTCCACCTCTTCAAGCGGTATGGGCGTGATGGCCTTCATCTTTCCCGTCGATTCATCCTTCTTCTCCATCATAGAGATGGCCCAGTCAGCCAGTTTCTTCGAGAAGTGACCTTTAAATTTTTCTTGGTACTGTGCCTCTGCCTCTGAAATAATATATCGTACTTCCATATTTTCTATTTCTTTCCAATTCTTTAAACATTGGAAAGGATGAGGTGCATTCTTCGCACCCCATCCCGTCCTCCCAGCCTACATGTAGCGTCCGCGAGAGTCGCGCATGCGCCGCCAGTTCTCATCCTGCTCGTGGTCACGGAATCCGTGCTCGTAGCCGGTGCGGTAGCCCTCGTCGTACTCGTTGTCACGGTAGTTGCCCATGCGAGGGGCATCATCTACTCTGTACCCTCCGTTCATGCGACGGTACATCTCTTCACGGCGATAGCCGTCTTCCTTGTGCTTGTCATCGACAATGATAAAATGTCTGCCCATAGTTATAATCGTGTGTTTATAGGATTCCTACTTCTTGGTCGAGGGGTTCGTCAGTTCCTTCATAAACGCAAGAATCTGGTCGAGCTTCGAGTCGGTTTCGCGACGATGCTCCACGAGTTCCTTGATGGTACGGTCGCGCTGCTTCTCGTCAGCGTAGCGCGGATTCAGCACCTCCATGAACCTCTCGCCCTCAGCAAGCACCATCTTGTTGTAGCCTTCGCGCTCCAACTCTGCCTTCGATGCCTGCATCATCGCATCCACGGCCTGCATCATAGCCTGTGTACTACCCGTGTAAGTCACATTGCCCTTGGCGGCAATCTCCACGTTCACAGGCACGTCGGGTATCACTCTGTCCGCGCCGTCTATCGTCGCCACAATTCTTACCATCTGCTGTGCCCCCATGCCGTTCATGGCTGTCGGCACGGCCTGGAACTGATACTGCGGCTGCTGAACCACCTTTTCTTTCACGGTGCCTACTTCAAGAATAGGCTTCTGACCCTCGCGCTTAGTGAGGATGTAGAACGGACTACCCGCTCCAAGACTGTTGAAATCCATAGTTGTTTACTTTTTTGGTTGTTACTTTCCTTCGCTCACACAATAGTACGCGACATCAATGCCAGCGTGCCGTTGAAGCGGTCATTGAAAACGAGGAACACGTTCGTGGCAAGTACGTCTGCCACGGTCACAGCCGTTCCGTTGGGAAGCGTCAGATTGCGTGTCACTCCGTTCATTGTCAGCGTAACGGGCAGCGTGGTCGTGGCATCAGCAGGAATGGCATTCTCCATGTGAACGGTGAAATAGCCAATCGGCTGAATGCGACGGAAACCAAGTGCGATGTCTACCGTCTCTGTGCCTACAGTCACATTGGTATTGCTGATATAAGGAATACCACCCGCATTCGTCGTTATATTGCAGTTACAATTACAACTCATACTCTTACCTCCTATTTCCTTAATCAGAATACCAAGTTACCATTGCCGAAGCCGTTCCATCCCTGTCCGTAGAAACCGCCGCTCACATAGGGGCTGGCATTCACGGCAACAAGGTTCGGGTACTCCACTTGGACCGTGTTCGGCATTTTGCATTTTATGTCGTCAACCTCCTTGGCGAGACCGGCGAGCTGTGCGTTCAGCGGAGCGACGGCCTGCTGCACGATGCCTGCGGTGAAGTTCTGCGACTTCAGCGTGGCAATCTCTGCATCCTTGGCAGCGAGCTCACGATCCTTGCGGCTCGACTCCATAGCGTCAATCTTATTGTCGAGCGAGAGGTAGTTGCGGTTCATCGTGTCCGTGAGAGCATACGTCTGCTGGCACATGGCGAGCTGGTCGGAAGCGGCCTTGGCGGCAACCTGCTGACCTACGCCGTTGATGCTGTTCTGAAGAGCATTGGTCTGCTGACACATAGCCAGTTGGTTCTGGCAGCAGCACTGCTGGAACTGCGAGGCGAGGCTTGCGTCGCCTGACTGGATGGCGTTGACGATCTGCAAGGCATTCACGCCCTGTGCGTTGGCAATCTGGTTCAGAGCGTTCTGCACGTTCTGCACACCTGCGTTCACGAGGTTGAAGTCCTGACCCAGCATCGTGCTCAGAGTCTGGATAGCCGTACGGCTTGCTTCGCCCTGATTGGTCACTGCCTGCATGATGAGCTCGCGGCCGGCGTCGTTGTTGATTTGGTTCGAGAGGAAGCCAGCGGCACCATTGCCGTTGCCACCGAAACCGTTACCCCAGCCACCGTTGCCCCAGCCGAACATCGAGGCGATGATGGCAAGGCCGAAAAGGTCAGCGATGCTGTTGAATCCGCTACCATTACCGAAGAAGCCATTGCCTCCGAAACCACCCACGGGAATGCTGAAAGGAATCCCGTTGTTTCCACCGTTGTTGCTGTCGGGGATAGAATAAATTTCTGCCATAAAAGTTTAGTTTTTGTGTTGTTTGAAACTTTGTTCCGTATGCCGCGTTTTACATCCGCAGCTCCGTAGTTGTCATCGCGCTCTGACACCTCAAAGTTACACATTTCGCCACCGTGTAGCAAGGTTTTTCTTGCTATTCCTCTGCACCTATCTTGCAGTCCTTCGATAGCCTTCTTATCAGGTAATACACCTTCCTTTCGCTGATTCCGTATCGCTCAGAAAGTATCGTTACTGCATAGCTCGTCTTGCCGCCGCTGTCAATGATTCTCTTGTATTCCTCATACATCTCGACGTATTTGTAATCATCAATCTTGATGCACGATTCTTGCAGTGTTTTCAACATTTCTTTGCCTAATTTCAGAACTTCTACTACTTTCATTGGTGCAAATTTTGGTTGTTAGATAATTATTTGTTATCTTTGCACCCGTCACCACCCTTACGACATAAAGCCCTATCAAGAGTGTCCGGGAACATATATCCCCCGACGCGCTCCTGATAGGGCATCGTGTCAAGTGGGTGGTGCTACTTTAACGAAAGTCGGGGGAACTTCAACCCCCTTAGTGGGGAGCAGGGTGACAGCGGTCGCCCTGCTTTTTTGTTGCTCTTTATTGCGACACCGTCGCAATAATCACTACTTTTGTTCCGTCCCTTCCTCTTGCGATTCCATTGCAAGTTTCTTCCCCTCTTCCTCCATCTTCTTCAGCTGCTCCTCCAGATACTTCATGCTGCTTGAAGGAGCGTTCCATGTGTGGCAGAACACACTTGCCATCCCCTGAAGCATCCCATAGTCAGGCACCGTGATGTTATCCACATCCTCAAACACCCGCATGTTCAGCACATTCAGGTAAAGCTCCATTGCGATCTTCTGATTCTTCAGCAGCAGCCTTGTGTTGTCACTCAGCTTGTAGTATTCCTCGCTGTTGATAAACTCCACCAGCTTCACAAACTTCTCTTTCAATTCCTTCTGTTCCACCAGAAGTCTAACTTTCCAATCTTCCATACTTAACACATTATTTAATTATTACATAACAACATCCATTAATTTCTCCACTCTCATGCCGTTCTTCTCGGCATTTTCTTTCAGAACCTTTCTGACATTCTCGACACCTTGTTTGAGTTCTTCCATGTCTACACCGAGAAAAACTGCCAACTCCTGCATCTTGGTCTCGTCACCACTTTTTAGTACATCAAGTAGCAATGTGATACCTTTATTCTCGCCAGACGCTCCTAAGAACATAAACTGTAGAGTCATCAGACCGAAAAGATTATTATTGTCAGAATCCTCTTGTGCCTGCTGTGCTTTGTTCTCGTTTTCTTTCATAGTCGATTGCTATTATTAGTTACTCTGAGAGTCATTCTCCGTTTTACTCTTCCCGCGTCCAATACACACTAACGGCGTACTAAATATTGCAAGGAGGTAAATTAATCCACCAAGCCAGTGCCAAAAATTGTCGAAGAAAAATTCGCAATATTCCATAACTTTCTATTTTACTTTGACACTACTATCCTTCCATTCTTTCGGCAATAGTACTGAGCCATCTATCAATGCGAATGAATGGCTGCTCACAATAGTCTCCGTTGACGTCCAATGCATCTTTTTGTGATGCGAGTTCGTTAATGAGTACCTTTATCTCTTTCACGATATGTGTATCGCAGTCGCTCCATTCTTTCTTGTTCTCAAGTTCGGGGAATATCGACTCAATGGTTCTTTTATCATAGAAACATTCCGTGTCGCATATTTCTCTCGCTTTTTCAAGAGCATTCAAATATTTTTCTTTATAGTCCATGATTATCCTTTCTTTTACTCTGAGAATCATTCTTCGTCCATTATGCGCTCCAATTCCTCAAAGAAATACTCGTTGCCATAGTTGGAAAGATGCAAGCCGTCAGAAGTGTTCACAAGAGATTCCGTCGGCTGCTGGTATATCTTTTTCTGGGATATGTCAACCAATGCAATTCCGTTTTGTATAGCCACTTTCGCAGCCGCCTTTGTAATCGCATTCGTATCCATGTGCGTGGAGAACAAGAGCAATGCGACTCCGTGAGATTGTGCGATGTCATACAAATTCTTGTTTGCGGCCTGCCAGTCGGGCATTGTGTATGTGGCCAATCCACTGATATTTGCAAAATCGTTGATTGACAAGACATCACTTATAATTATCTGAGGTTTGTGCCAGTCAGACCAATATCCGTCGGTCATGCGTGCAACCTGCCCACCTGCGGTTGAACCACTGAATGCTTCCACGACAACATCAAGGCGCGGATTATTCCAAAATTCGCACCCCCAAAATGTGACATTTGCAGGATTTGAAGTCGGCTTGATGCGGATAACGTAAGTCTTTGTGTCATCAAGTTTGCATACCTTGTAAACCAGCATCTCATTGTGCTGCGAATAGTTCTCGTTGCCGATAGTGCTTGGCAAATCAACCCCTGCTTCACTCGGTGTTGTGAAACTGCCGCCATCGACAGATACTTCAACACTGCAAGCCCATGCACCATAAGTGTAACGCGACCAAACAAGTTTAAAGAACTTATAGCCGCTCACTGATATTTGTGCTGAATCGTTCAGAGAAGATGCCGCATAGGTTTCTATTTCGTTAAACGTCTTGGTGCTGTCTCCGAAGCCATTCGGTGTGTTGAATCCAACCTTTGTCCAACCCGAGTGAGCAAGGTTTCTGAACTGGGTGTCTTCCCTAGCGAAGCGGTATTTGTCAAAAAACATCCTCGCCATAATCATTTTTGAAAGGTTAGGCGGGAAGTCTCCAGTCGAATATCCAGCGACCTGTGTAATGTCGTCAAGTTGTGAACCAATGATGCTGTCACCGTTGAAACTCACAACAAGGCGGTTGTCTTCATCGTTATAATACTTTGATTTATAAAGCGACAAGAACAACGCCAATTTTTCTCGGTTTGCTACAACATTGTTGAACTTACCAATTTCCCCGCCCTCGAATGCTTCCACGGCATCCTCTACAATAGACGGCAAATATATTTCAATCTTTTGCGTGTACGTCGCATCAAAACTCGTTGTCCAGTTGAATCGTAATTTGACGGCATTATCAGGTATTGTTAAACGCCTCAAGTATGCGTCACCGTTACGCCCAACAAGCTGCACCCCTGACAATGTACCGTCAGCAAGAACGAATCCCATGTAAGCAGTCGTATCGTAAGGATAGTAGGCGTAAAAAGAAATAGTCGCTCCAGACATGCCAGTAACATCAACCTCTGTGGCAATCCAAATAGAATTTGCACTAACCTTTTCAAGCGACGAATTATAAATAAACCCCGCGCTTTTGACCGCCGTATTGGTAGCATCTTGTGCGATACCATTTATTTTCTTGTTTATTTCGACAATTTCGTTGTCAACGGTAGCCAATTCCTCGCCAGTCACAATTTGTTTCAGCGCAATATTTTCGACATCTTCCGTAAGATGCGCACCTGCTGAATCATTAGTCGTTCTGCTCCAAGCGAGATACTTTCCAGCTGGCACGGTCACCTGCCCGCTGCCCGAAGTTGCCACTATGGTGTACAGGTGATTTTTTACGGGGACATCATCGCACAGAACGATGCCCATAAGGCTTCCCGTTAAGGTGTAAGATATAATAGTTTCTTTGTCGAAATATCTGTAATTGACGTAATAGATTGAGCCTGCGCTCGCACCCATCATGTTTCCATCGTTTCTTATCCACGCATCATCGAGTTTATCATCTGCTACTTCCGTTACATCCTCCGTAGACTGCGAAACCTCTAACATCTCGTCAGTAATAGGCTTCACAAACTTGTGCGCCCATGCGCTCATAATGCCCTGCGTACTCCCTGCTACTGGCTCTTCATCTGCAAGGTAATGAAGCGGCAATGACGTTGCAGCCACATTCCCAACACCGACAATGTATGCATCAAAGTTCCCCTGCCCCGCTGCATTCATGCTATTATCGCTACTGACAAGGATGTACTCTCCAGCCGCAGGGGTTGGAACACTCTCAAGAGCATTCAAATTAGCTCTCTTGCATTTTGCATTTAATCCAACTATCTGTCCCATATTTATTTCTCTTTTAAATAATTGCGTTCTTCACAATACATAACATTGTTGGAATCATGCTCATCCCAACACCCTCCAGCAAGTTCAATCTTTGACCCATAGAGACTTTCCATGATGCTTTTGAAAATGTGCTTTGCACTTCCAACACTCTTGCATTCTAAATCAATAGCATCTGCACCATTAAAATGGATTTCAAGTTTATTTGTTGGTTGTTCACCCTTGTAGACTATCTTGCACCACGCAATAGCCTGAGAGTTTATCACCAAATTATCCTTCAAAAATAGAATCATATTGTTTAATTTTTAGTTTATAATCCAAGATTAAATCTTTCATTGTCCACAGAAAAGTTCCTTAATTGTTCTTCTTGAGATAGTTTTCTGTTATAGATTCTAATGGCATATATTTCACCTTTAAAAAAGGTTCCTTGAGACCTTCTTCCTATCCAAAAATCACTATTGTTCCAATAATCTGTACTGGAATTTTTTGAGATAGAAGCGCCATTCAACAATCCTCTATCGAGATTTAAAGATACTGAATATTTCTGATTAGCAGACAAAGCCATAGTATACGTGTTTGCATATTGTGAAAATGTAATATTATTACCAGACTTATAAAATAGAATATTATATTGTGTTCTATTGTTACACGAAAATAAACAATATGTATTTGTAGCTTCTGGTTTGAAACAAACTTCAACTGTATAATTCTCCGAACCAGTTAGTACAGTAGTACTATAAAAAGAAGAACCGCCATTAAAATGCCAGCCATATTCTGTACTTGTAACATTTTTGTTAGTAAAAACAATGCCGCCTACAAGGTCTGTCCAAGTGCCTTCATTTTCTCCTTTTTCTATACCATCCAGTCTAAAAATTAAGCCGTCAGTAACATAAGGGTTCTCTGGGGTGGGTTCATCTCCACCACCTCCACCATCCACAGGTCTTGTGAACATCATCATCAGTCTACGCATCTCACTCATAGTAGTACCCTCCATCAATTTCGGTTTCAATCTTATTTGTCGCCCAATCCTTTGTAGCATACTCAGGAGTACCGCCACTACTTTCCGCAGCTACCATACCACTTGTGATGTAGACAGCAAGGTTATTAATAATACTAACCTCGTAATACTTATCCTGTTGGCAAGTCAAAGGTTGTACCCACTGCACTGTAGAGGGAAGATTCAGCGTTGTAGGAGTGCTGCCGCTATAGAACCTGAACATGTACTCATTGGCAATGCCTGCTTCACCAGTAGCCAAAGTAAGAGTAAGGGTTGTTACTTCTCCCCATACATGATGAATGTTAGGAGTAAGTGCAAAAGTGGTGTCACTTGTGCCATGATTTATCTCTACAATCTTCTCTGCTTTACCATTCCATGAAGTGATGTTGCTTGATGTAATTCCTGATGCAGCACTTGCACTATACACAGGGTCTGTCTCCGTATAACTTTGAAGTGCAGTAGCACCTAAAGCAGCACCGCTTCTGATGGTAGCCAAGTCGCTGATGGTGTCCTGCTTGCCCGCCAGCTCACTCTTCTTGGCGAAGGTAGCCTTTATCTTCCCCCAGAAGTACGTCAGTCCTATCTTGTCGAGAATGTGTTCCATCTGTCTTCCCGTTTAGTATGTTGCGACCGTGTCGCAACTTGTTAGTTACTCGTAATACTGTCAATCTCCGCATTCGTGATGGCACTCACGCCGCCGTCGTTCAGCTTCACGTATTCCGTGCCACCCCAACGGAACTGCGAGTTGGCTGCATAGTC